CTCAAGATGTAACTGTTAAAGAAATAGGTGAGCAACCATTTGCTAGTTTTGATTATCGTAAATTAGATGATCCAACATTTACACCTAAAGATATGTTAGACGAACCATTACCATTTTAATATGGAAGGATTAGGACTATTAGATAAAGCAATGAATGTTGGTTACACTATGCTTATGGCAATAGATGAACAAATAATACCTAGTGATAGTAATGAAATAGAAGACATGGTATTCATCCCAGATCCAGAACAAAGTGAATTAGAATTAGCTGAAGATTTACTTGAATATTTTGAATCAACTGAGGAATATGAAAAGTGTGCTAATATAAGAGACGTAATTAAAAGTATAAACGTTATAAATGATTTAATATGATCAAAGCAAACGATTGGGTTGTATTTAATAATAAAAGAAAAAAGTGTTTTGGTATACACTTTAATAATAATATTTTAATAAAAATGAACGGCACCTTAGTACAGGTACCAAAATCAAAAGTAGAGTTATGGCAAAAATAGAAAAACAAGTTTTACATCATTGCTTGGATAAGGCAAAAGAATTTTTTAAATTAGGTGAGAGGGATAAGGCTAGAGACTATTGTGATATGGGAATTGGTTATGTTGCATCCAAAAAAGAAATGGGTGCTGATGGAGAAGATTTAATTGAAGACGTTAAAATTAATTTATGGTTAGAACGTTTTTGGATGTTTTTAGAAAATAAAAATTTAATGTTATGATAAGATATGATAGCGACCACTCAGAAAAATGGTGGGAATTACTATTTGGATGGAAATGGCCCCACCAAGGGTTAACATTTGGATATGATTTAGTAGAACCCCAAGACCAACCAGAAAATGGATTATATTACCACACAGTATTAGTTTATTTAGGCCCTTTATCCATTATATATAATTTTGGTAACCATAAACACGATTCAGAATGAAATTAGATAGTTTATTATTAGGAGTAATTTATTTTGCTATTGGGCATATATTAGTATGGTTTCAATTAAATGGTCAGTTTTTTAAAATGGATTGGTTTAGAAAAAATGAAATAATTGTAGCAGCACTTGGGTTTGTTATTTCATTCTTCTATATATGGGCTACTAAATATACAGTCGAATCATTTAATGGTTTATTATGGCCTGCCCGATTTATTGGTTTTGCTATTGGGATTGCAATTTATGCTTTATTTGTAGCAATATTTTTTAATGAAGGTATTAGTGTAAAAACATTTATTAGTTTAATGTTATGTATAATATTAATATGTATCCAAGTATTTGGTAAGTAAAATAAATAAAATAAAATGGAAAAATACCTAAAGGATTTACATCCTGTTTTTAAAGAGACAAAACAATTAGTTTGTTGGGAAAGTTTTAATAAATATATTAATCATTCATCTAAAGTAAACACACTTCACCCTCATACTGAATGGTCTACTAATTTTTACAGATCAGATTATTTCCAAAAAAATAATTTAATATCTAAATATAAAAAAAAGATTAAGGATTATGATCATAAAGATAGACCAAACTTACTTACAAATGAATATAAAATCAATTTAAAGGAACTTGTAAAATATGAAACAAACCAATCACAATTATCTATAGATAAGGTAGAAGATTTTATGTTAAAATCACTTCCTATTCATAATAAAATATGGAGTTTAGGAATAAACCATTATAGAGGAGAATTTCAATGGTTATCTAGATTTTCTATGTGTAAAATGAATCATGAACATTTCCCAAACCAATATAAAGATTTTAAAGCCACAGTTAAAATTATTGAAGAGTATAATAAAACAGGTAAATTAAAAATAACAAAATCACAAGAATATCTTAGAGATGGATATCATGATTTGATGAATGTGATGTGGGGATTTGCTGAGGTAGGAATAGGTGATAAAATATTAGATGGTTTAGATGTTTTATTAGAATTTGAAAAATTATGTGGGGCACAAAAACGAATGGAAGATCAATTTTGGCCTAAAATAGATTTAGCATCCGGTTCATTAAGAAGAAGATTATCACTACTAATGATTAAGTCTAGTATTTATAAGGGGTTAGGTGAAGATAAAAAGAGAATTAAAGTTTTAAATGAGATTATAAACATGCATAGTAGTAAATGTAATTTTAGACCAATACAGTACTATGTAGGAGTAAATAGATTAACTGAAGCAGCTTTAAGTTTATATAAACTCCAACCCACTAAAGAAAATAAACAAAGAATATTAGAATACTATATTTCAGCTGAACCTCAAACTCATGACTATTATGAGTCCCCTAGAGAAAGAGCATTAATTACATTTGAAATATTAAAAACATTTGGACATATTGAATAATATAATAAAACCATACATTGAACGTGCTGTTATCGAAATAAATGGGGGGTGTAATTACACTTGCCAAATGTGCCCTCAAACTAACCCAGGTAGACATAAGGGGTTTTTAAAACAAATGCCCTTAGATGAATTTGAGGGTTATGTTTTACAATGTGTAGATAAAGGAGTTAAAGTAGTTAATTTAGAAGGTTCAGGTGAAGCAACATTAGTAAGAAAATTACCTGAATATATTAAAATATTAACTAAACATAATATTTTATCTTACATATTTTCAAATGGTTTTAAGTTTAAAGGGGACTATATGAAAAAATGTGTTGATGAGGGATTAAGCCGTATTCGTTTTTCAATTATAGGTTATGATAACGAAACATATAAAAAATGGATGAATAGAGATGCATTAGACTTAGTTAAAAATAATGCAATTCAAGCCCAGGAATATATATCAAAAACTAATGGTGTAACCGAAATAGCATCATATCATTTAATTACGGATAATGATCAAATTGATTATGAAATAGAACAATATAAGAAAAATTGGATTGAACCTACTAATGCATTAGCTGAAATTTGGAAAATGCATAATTGGTCAGGTGTGTATGAAAACCCTAATGAAAGAAAAGGTATAGTTAAAACTTGTGGTAGACCATTTGCACCTGAAATTACAATTAGAGCAGGTGGGTTAGATGGTAAAACAGGAGCAATACATCCTTGTTGTCAAGTGCTAGGTAGAGATGAAGAGGCTGTACTAGGACATTTATCAGAAAACACATTTGATGAAATTTGGAATGGAGAAGAATATCAGAAATTAAGACAAGGTCATATAACAGGGGATTATCCATCATACTGTAAAGGATGTGATTTTTTAATTGATGACCCCGAAGTATTAGTTTATACTAACCACAATAGAAGTGTTCATACACTTCCAGGAACTAATTTTACATTAGAAAATTATAGATAATGAAAAAAACACTATTTAATAGACACTGGAGAAGAGCCATATTAAAAACCATGGTTAGAGATAAAAGACTATCACCAATTGAAAGATTAGGAACCAGAATTGGTTATATGGGAGCTGGTTTTTTAATAGCTGGTCAATGGACTATAAATCCAATTCTATTTATAATGGGATTCATTTGTGTACTAATACAAGTTAGTATTCGTAGACAATGGAATCTTGTAATACTACAATTAAACGGTTTAGTAGCGTGGACCATACATTTTATAAATTCATTATGATAAAACAAACTAAAATAGAAGAAGCAAGAGCTATAATGGGTATGATTCTTCATTTAAAATCTCAAACTTCAACAGTAGAAACAAAAAAAACAATACAAACCTTACAACAAAAATTAGGAGAATTAAATCAACATATAGATGAGACCCATTTGTAATATAATTTATAAAGGTAATGTAGCATATAAAATACTTGATGTAATTGGTATCCATCATTTTTTAAATAGTGATGATAGTATTAATAAACAAGTATTAGGGTTATATGTACATGAAATAGGAGGTGGTCATGTTTTACAACGTGATAATGATTTTCTTATATGTAATGAAATTGAAGAAGCAATTATAATAAATGAATAGTATACCAGTTTTAGGAGTCGCTATTGTTAATGGTGTATATTGGTTAACAAAACAAGTAGCATCAATAGATTATCCAGTTGATAATTATATTGTAATTAACAATAATGGTAAAGGTGAAATTGATGATGATTTAAAAGCATTATCAAAAATTAAACATCCCTATATTAAAAATTTTAAAATAGTAAATTTACCCTCTAATTTGGGTTGTGGTGGTGCTTGGAATTTAATAATAAAAAGTTATATAACATCACCAGGATGGCTTATTACATCACATGATGTTAGTTTTACACCTGGATTTTTAGAAGAATTAAGTATTAAATCTAATAATGAAGATATAGGATTAATATTTGGTCATGGGGGTGATTTTGGTTTAGGTTCATTTGATTTATTTTATATTAAAGATTGGGCGGTAAATAATATAGGTTTATTTGATGAAAATTTATACCCAGCATATTGTGAAGATTGGGATTATATGATACGATTAAAACAAAATCCAATTAAAACCATATATAACTTAGAACATAAATATTATCATGGTGAAACATTTGATTATAATATATCAGGTAAACAAACATTAAAGCATGATAAACACTTATCTAAATTAATAATAGATGCTTGGGAACAGAATAAAGAATATATGCGATTAAAATGGGGTGATGGATGGGAAACATTTAATATATCAGATAGTCGAATAAATAAACCATTTGATTTAACATTTAGACGAAAGAAATATTTAGGTTTCTAGCGAAACATTTGGTTACCCGAGATAGGGTTCGTATATTCACGGTATATTAATAAATAAAACAATAAAGGTTATGTCAAATTTAGAAAATCAATTAGATTTATTTCAAGGAATATTATTAACAACTGAGCAAGAACAAGAAGTTGCTACTTGGATTGAAAATCAAGCTAAAAGAGCAGTTAAATCTCAAGATGAGGTTAACACAATAGCGTTAATGTTAGATAGAGCAGGTTTTGTTCAAAATAGAGATTATAAATGTAATTTTGAAGTTTTTGAAGTAACTCAAGAAAGAGAATTTGGTTATTCATATAATAATACAAATTTTACTAAAGAAGTTACTTATATGAATGCTGTAGGTAATGTTCATTTAATTACTAATTGTATTCATGAAGGTGAAATGAAAAAATATAAGGCTAGTGTAAGTAGAGATGGTAATAAATTAATGTGTACTAGTATTACTGAGCAGTATAGATATTATATTCCAAGTTCATTATATACTAAATTTAAAGAACACAATGAGCGTAAAATAAATGAATTAGCACATACTAAAAAACAAGCAATTGCTTTAGATATTATAGTTGCTAAATACCAGGAATTATATCCAAAAGCTGAGGTTGTTGTAGGTACAGATTACTATAGAAGATCTTATTCTTCATTTCCAATTGTTAAAGTTAAATTTGAATCGGGTAGTGAAATTAGTTTTACTTTAGGTTATGGTAATGAAATGGAAAAAGAAAGATTCCATAAAAAATATGATGCTGTAAAAGAAACTACTGAAGCATTATTAGAAAGATTTAATAACCAAAAAGCTAAATAATGAAAAAAAATAGACAATATAGATCAAATCAAGGACGTAGTCCAAAACAAATGGAAGGTTCATATAAAGTATTATTTATTTCATTTGTAGGAATGGTAATAACATTATTTTTAAGTTGTTTATTTTCATAATATGATTGAATTAATAGAACATTTATATCAAACAAACCAAATTAGTGTAGAAGTAAAACACCAATTAATTGATAAGTATTACAATAAATAGATATGCAAGGTAAAGAGATTATTGAACGATTAAAGGACATAAAAAAAGATGTGTTAAATGTTGAATCAAAAAAGGCTATGTTAAAGATAGATTATTTAATTGATGATATTTATATGTACAAAAGTCAATCGTTATGAGAAAAAAAAGGGCGTATTATGGGTGTGAAATAGAGTCACCTATCTATAGACAAATAGTAGCAGAAAAACGGGACAATAATGGATTACATTCCACAATGAGCATGCCAATTAATGAATATAAAACAAAAAGAGGTAAACGAAGCTCTTTATAACACAACATAATAATTTAATACGTATATACAATATGAGTGATAAAGCAAAAGCATGGTACAAAATTGAGGTTACACCGGGAGAAGAAGACGGTAGGGAACCATATGTGTTTAAAGTTGAGACTAAAGATATTGAATGGACAATGGAACAATATCAACGTAACAGAGAACCGTTTGAATGGAAAATGTTAAATTGGAATATTAGAGTATAATGTCTAAGAAATATCAATTTACATTCAAGGGAATAAAATATGAATGCATAGGTGAGAATAAGGAATTTGATATATTCCAGTTTAAATTTGCTATTAAAGATAAGCAATGGAATACAGTTAGAAACAGGATAACAAATCAATTGAAATGGGGGCCAAATATAAAGATAGTGAAATAAATTATTGTTCGTGGTGTGGGTGTCCTACTATAATGGAAAAAATGCAATTAGCAGAATCGCCAATATTGGAGTTCATGGAACATAAAATTGATAAATTGGGGAGAGAACGTGTATGGAGTAATGGAGCGAATTGGAGCGAATTGGATTTAGATTCAGACGATGAAGCGGAATTGTTAGTGTACGATGAGATGTTAAACAGTATATCATTAAAGCATGTGTGTGAACAATGTATATTGACTGATAATGAATTATGGAAAAAATATTATAACGATGATAACGAAAATGAAATTAGGTTTGACGCTGATTTTTAAGCGTCTAAATAGACTGAATAGTATAATGGTAAAAGGATTATATAAAACGAGTTGGGGCAAATTTTAAACAATTAAATAAGTAAATATATGAGTAGAAAATTAGTTAAACATTTATTGGAAACAAACTTTATGAGCATAGGTGATAAAGTTAAGCATTTAAGGAAACCGTTTAAACGTAAACCAAAAAAGTAATGGCATTAATAGAAAAAAGTATAGCACTAGCTAGTGTTGATGGTTATCAATCTGATGGTACAATCATAGTTGATATTACTGTAGATGAATTTCTGAGTAATATGAGTGTTGATGATAAAAAACAATTGATTGAATGGGTAAATGGAGCGACACCTAAAATATCATTTAAGGGTAATAATGTAGTACCGTTTGATGAGTTACCTAAACCTGAACCACCTAAGATGCATAAGTTAACTGATAAGGAAGTTAAGCAATTGAAGCAGCAAGGTAAAATCAAATAATAATCACTGTGGGTAAAGCGAGCCATAAACAACGGTACATGCAATTGATGGAGTGGTTAACTACATTGAAATACAAACGTAATAAACATAATAAAACGTATGACAACAAACCAACTAGTTAATATGCTTAGGCAATTAATGCGTGATGAACCAAATGATATGTCGTTTGGGGAATTGGCGAGACAAATAATTGGCAAGTATGAGCAACAACAATCAACGTCTGATCTATAATATTTGGATATTGAAACATATGTAGATTCATATAGTAGTATATGTTCAAATGTGGGTTAGGATATGATATAAGAGCGAGGTGGTGTTAACCCCTGTGCAGCGCAAGCCAACCTATTTCGACTCGAACAGTATATACTTGTGAACAAATGAGAATAATGCAATTGCCACACGTGAACATCTTATGAACAATGAGGTATATTCAATAAACATATGTTTAAATTGGGCATATGACAATTCCAAATGGTGTTCACAACGATTCATAACGGCTTATGCTTAAACATTTGGCTACCGCAATAAATTTTCGTATATTTAGATATAATAATTAATAAACAATAAAGGTTATGATGTATTTAATGGTAGATAATGGAGATAACATGGAAACGATATATAAATCAGATAATATCGATGACATGAATGTATATCAGAATAAAGCAATTGCATTGTGGGGTGCCGACAATGTGATGGTAACTACCAAATAACTTAATTTACATATAATAATGTTCACCGTGGTACTCCTTACCGCGGTGATACTCCTATACGCCATACTGAATACTATATTATCCCCCATGCATGCGTACGTATGTACATTGATAATACCATACGCGTTAATATCCATATAGCGTGTATATGCGAGGGAAAGGATGTAGCACAATTTATAGCTCGTACACGATCTTACACCATCGATTGTATATACTTATATAGTGTATATTAATATATAGTGAAGCCCCCAATTAAGGGGGCTTTTTTCCATTAAATACCAAAATTTAGAAAACAGTAAAATGGCAACCTTCTTTTTTCAAAACTTTTTTGGCATCGAGGAAAATATATACTTATATTATTTACTTCGTTTAAAATATTTTATTAATATAGAAGCAGTTCTATAATTAGTTGCCAGTGGTACATCATGCACATCACATAACCTCATTAACATACTAATATCTACATCATGGGGGTGTTTATCTAATGGGTCTCTCATGAATACTACTCCAGTTATCTCACCTCTTACCACCATAGCAGCAATTTCTGCATCCCCACCTAATGGACCTGAATTTACTGTCTCAACGTTATCTATCCCCGCATGCTTTACTTTCTTCCCCGTTGTACCTGTTGTAATAATTTTTACATCTTTTCGGTTAAAGAATGGTAAACGTTTAGATACAAACGCGACCATGTCTGCTTTTTTGTTATCGTGTGCTATTAATGCAAATTTCATTTAAAATCTATCAATTACATTAGGGTCTTGACCCAATATTTTAATATTAGTTTTTATTTGTTGTATTTCTCTTAAAACATCATTTACATTTTTATTAAATACTTGATTCGATTCTCCTAGTTTATTATTAGTTGCATTAGCCAATTTCCTTACCATACCTAATTCCTTATTTATTTCAGCCACCGAACTATATTGATCCTTTTCTAACTTTGATAATAAATCATTTGATACATCTTTTAAATTTTTTAAATCTTCATCTAATTCCCTATGTCTAATAGAGGAGATATTTTGGAATGACTGTAAGCGCGCCAGTGCATCGTGATAATTTGATTGATTTTTACGCAATAATACAATTGCATATACGGTACCTATTGATAAGACCCCACTAATAAAGTATAATAATTCCATTTTAATGTTTTATGTGTTTTATATTGTGTCCAATATACGAACTCTAATCCACCATATCACATAATTTTATAAAGTAATTGTAAATAATATGATATATACGTATAGATGGATGTGAATATGTAAGAGAGAAAGAGTCGTTTTTCCCCTATATATTTATAATAAAGATTAGTTATGAAACATACTTTAAGATATAATCCTCTCCCTCAATGGAGACCTAATTTTAGCTTTAATTTTTATTTTTTCGGTTTAGTTGATTTATGCTTTGAATTAAGTAGTAGACTTGATATACCTAAACCAATGACTATGGTTGAAATAGGAAGTTATAAAGGAGAATCTACTTCTATATTTGCTTCTTCGGGGATTTTTGAAAAAATTACTTGTATAGACCCCTTTGAAGGTGAAGAAGAAGCACTTATTTTACTTAATGATGATTGGAGTAGGGTAAAAAAAGAATATTGGACTAATACTCGCCATTGGGATTTTATTAATTTAATTCAAGATTATAGTTATAAAGTAGTTAACCAATTTAAAGATAATAGTTTAGATTTTGTTTACATAGATGGTAGCCATGAATATTTAGATGTTAAAAAAGATATTGAATTATATTTGCCTAAATGTAAAAAAGTAATTGGAGGGCATGATTATGATAGAAATGGAAATGTTGAAGTTTGTGATGCTGTAGATAAAGTTTTAGGGGGTCCTGATGTAGTTTTTAAAGATAGTAGTTGGGTTAAATATTTATAATTAGAATATGATTTTATGAAAATACTGTTATTAACATACCCTTACCATTCTGTTCATTATTTTGGGAAAACTTTAGCTCAAGTTATGAACTATGATTTTATACAAGATCCTATGGACATTTCTTTATCTATATCTTCTTCATATTGGGAGGGGGATGGATATCATGAAGGTGTACGTCCTAGACCTTATATTTTTCCTAATAGTATCAATGATAATACCATTGTTACACATAATGTCAAATGGCATAAACTCCCAGGTAATAGAACGGAGAATACGTTTTTAAATGATTGGACTGGCTCATTCGATAAAGTTATAGCTTTAACTACTAATAATTTATCTTCCAGTGCTGAAGTTTATTTTACTACTGATTATTACACCAATGTAAATAATACTGCTTATAAAGAATTTATAAGAAATAACTCGGGATATTATAGAAATAATTTGGCATATCAAGATGATATTGATGTTTGGGATGAAGCTAAGTTAAATAAATTAGAAGAATGCCATGAGTTCTTAGATGATTATATTTTATATAATAATATTACTTCTTCGGTAACAGATGATTTTATTGGTACAGAAAAAGGTAAAGATAATATCAATAATGTAATAAATACATGGGGATTAGATGATTGGGTTCCTATAGAAACTGATAATTTAGATAAGTATGCAGGTTTAATAGATCATTGTTCTAATTGGGAAAGGAATATGTATTAAAAATTATAATTAGTTATGTTTTTGGGAGTTGATAAAATATATGTTATAAATTTACGCAGACATTCTTTAAGAAAAGAAAGAATAATCCAAAATTTAAATCCACTTAATATTAATTATAAGTTTATAGAGGCTATAGATTGGGTTAACTATAAAGATAATTTATCCTTTTTCCATAAATGTTTAGATAAATATTTTTTTGACCCTAATGCTTGGTTTAGTTATGGAATTATATGTTGTGCCTTATCTCATAGAAAAGCTTATAAAGAATTTTTAGATTCAGGTGAAGAAACCGCTTTATTTTTGGAAGATGATGTAGAACCTACTAAATATTTCTCTAAATTTAATTTTCAAAGATTAAATAATGATATTAAAACATTAAATTGGGGAGTATGTTGGTTAGGAAAAAACCCAGAAACCATAGATACTTTATCTCATGTTAAAAATGATTTATATGAATATAATACTTTTAATAATCAACAATTTTCAGCACATGCCTATATTTTAAATAGGAAAAGTGCTCAATGGTTTTATGATAATACCAAAAAGTTAAAATATGCCGCCGATATAAGATTAGAAATATGTCCCTTTAAAAATTTAACAGTTAAAGAATCATTATTTGTTCAAAGACATAAACTTTTATATAAAGATTATCAGTTTTTAAAGAATAATAATTTAGTAGAATTTTTCCATAGTACTACAGAAGATGTAATTGGAGATACTAAAAGAGATGTAAATAAAATTATTAACAGTTACGTACATAAAGAATTACCTATTAAAGAAATAAAACAAGAAAAAATATATTTTAATAACAAACCCCAAAAAGGGTATAAATTTTACTTAAATGAATAATACAATAATATATACTACCTTTTACGTTAAAAACCCTGGATATGAATCACTAATATGGGAATGGTTAATTAGTTTAAGGACATTAGGGAAATATAAAGGAAAAATAATTATATTTGATTACGGTATGCCTGAAGATTTAGTTACTAGATTAAATGGTTTTAAATTAGGAGCCCCTATTATTATACCTATAGAAGACCCGGCGGATTCTGGAACTATTTCTAATTGGAGAAATATAGATGTTATTCCACACCTAAAAAAATACAAAAATCATATGTTTGCTCATTTTGATGCTGATATATGGTTTCAAGAAGATGTTAATTTACTATGGGAAGAATTAGAAGATACTAAAGGATGTTATGTTGGGGTTGAAATGGGTAGATCATGTAGATACAGAGGCCCAGAAGATAATATTGTTTTAGAAAAATATAACAATAATCAACATAAATTAGGAGGGTTTGTTTTTGGTGGATGGATTGGAGGAAAGTATAATTCATATCTTAATAAATTAAATCAAATGAAAGATTTATGGGATAATGATTGGGGAATTAGAGAGTGGGGAACAGACCAATGTATGATAACATATTTAGCGGATTTTGAAAAAGATAATTTAAATGGTATTAAATATGGTTGTAGCTGGTATTTTTGTGATATAAGAGAGGATGGGATTTATGTTGATATGAGTAAATATCCAAACGAATCTCATGGAAAAAAAGTTATTGGTGTACATATAATAGCATTTAATACTGTAGGAAATGAAAAAGAAGATGAATTTTTAAAATATAGATTTAAAACAAGATATCCAGAATTATGGAAAAAACACCAGTAGATTTACAAAATAAATTATTTTATCATCCAGATAAATTAATAGAATTTTTCCAAACTGGTGATACTACACCTGTAACCTGGGAGTTAGATCCTACTAATCGTTGTAATCACAACTGTATAGGTTGCTATGCAGCAGGTGCTGGGGGTCGTACTAATGATGATTCATTAACGTGGGAACAGGCTAAATCTTATGTAGATCAAGTATATGATTTAGGAGCTAAAGCTATAAACTTAACAGGAGGAGGAGATCCTATGGTTAATAAAATTACTCCACGTTTAATAGAATATATTAAATCTCTAGGAATGGATGTTGGTATGATTACTAATGGAACCATATTTACTGATAAATCTATTGATATAGTAGTTAAAAATTGTACATGGGTTAGAGTTAGTATGGATGGAGGTACACCTCATGTATATACAGAAATAAGAAAAGTACCAGAACGTCATTTTTATTTAGCTCTAGAAAATATGGCTAAATTAATAAAGAGGAGGAATGAATTAGGTACTAATTTAACTGTGGGTTCTGGGTTTTTAACTAGTGAATTAACAACACCTACATTAGTTAAATATGCTGAATTATGTAAAGAAGCAGGAATTAATTACATTCAAGTTAGACCTTTTCATAATGATTTTTCTATTCCATATAATATTGAAGAAACTTTAGCCTTACAAGATAGTAATTTTAAAGTATATTATTCTAAACACAAGTATGATTCTTCATATGAAAAACAATATCCTAAATGTTTAGCCCAAACTTTAAGTGGTGTAATTAATGTACATTCTGTTTATTTGTGTTGTCATTTTAGAGGCATAGAAACTAAAAAATTAGGGGATTTAAGAGAAAAAAATCTTTTAGAGATTTGGGCTGGTCGAAAAAGGCAAAATATACTTGAAGAATTAAATCTTGACAAATGTATAGCCCATTGTAGATTAGATCTTGTTAATCGCCAATTAGATGAATTAGTTAATAAGCCTGCTGAACATAAAAATTTTATCTAGCAACTTTGAATATAAGATATTTTTCCATCATTTTGGATTTGTATTACTCCAATTGGTTGTGCATTTGATGTATCTCTATATCCATAATAAAATCCTCCCCCAATAAATATTTGAGTTAGTTCTGGATCAGTATAAACAAAATTTCCAATTGATACATTAGACCAAAAATCATTTAAATAATAAGATGTTGCCGTTGTTAATGAGTTGCAAGCATCAGAAACTTTTGTTGCTGGAGCTGTTAGAGAATTTTTACGTGTTTGACCACTTGATATGGATGGTGTAATAGATGGTGTAATAGATGGAGTTATCGAAATAGAAGGTAATGGAGTATTTGAAATTGATATACTAGGTGTTATACTAGGTGTTAAAGATGGTGATATACTAATTGATGGTGATATTGATGGAGTTAAACTAGGTGTCACAGACATTGTCTTAGTAGGAGATGGAGTTGGACTCACCCCTGTACTATCAGGTAATACTGTCATTTCATAATCTCCTACACATCTAAAATATACTGATCCTACTGGAACATTTTGATTTGGAGTCCATTCAAATGTTGAAGTTTCTCCATATAAAATATATGAAAAAATATAATTACCATATCCACTTTCAGAAGAACTAATTAAACTGTGTAAATCAACTGGATTAGCATGAGTTCCTGAGGCATATTTAGGTGCTCCTTGATCGTAAAAACCCTTAGTATTTCTTACGGTTTCATATGTAAATGCACCTGAACCTGATAATCTAGTTTCACTAGAACTATTTGGTGGTCTTAAAAGTGTAAAAGTATAAGTTTGTCCTGATACAAAACTGTAATCATTTAAACTACCAGATCCCCTTAATGCGGGTGCAGAATAATCAGCCATATTTAAATTTTGTTATAAATATATAAAAAAAAAACAAAGACGATGCACAGGAGACTTGGCTACCCAGGATAGGGTTCGTATATTCACGGTATATTAATAATTAAAAATAAAGGTTATGGTAAATTTAAAAGAAGTATTAGATTTTATTAAGAGTGCAGATCAATCAGAAATTAATGCAATTAAAAATGCAGTTGCTATTAAAAGATCAGAATTAGCTTATGATGCTAAAGTATCATTTAGAGTAGGTGATATAGTAGGTATTAATCATAAGAAAATTGATCCTAAGCAAAATTTTAGAGTTATTAAAATTAATAGTAAGAATATTAAAGTTCAAGCTAGTGATGTTGGTGATGGTAGAATAGGTGGTCAATATACAGTTTCTCCAAGTTTATTAGTTAAAAAATAATTGAAAGTAATGCACAGGTAGCTTGGCTCCCCAGGCTACCTTTCGTATATTCACGGTATATTAATAATTAAAAATCAAGGTCATATGTTAAATTTAGAATCAAGTAAGTTTTTAGGAAAAAAAGAGTTAAGTGAAATCGCTCCAAGTATTTTCACAATGAAACCAGCAAATACTGTTTCGGATAAGTACACACATATTCCAACTGAAAGAGTAATTGATGATATGGAATTAATGGGTTGGAAGCCTGTTGATGCCAAAGAAGTTAAAGCAAGAACTGAAGATACACGAGGTGTTCAAAAGCATTTAGTTGTTTTTAGAAATAATGATGTTGTTATTAATGGTGAAGATGGAGATACAGTTTTTCCTCAAATATTAATTACTAATTCTCATGATGGTAAGAATGCTTTCCAATTTACAGCTGGGTTATTTAGAATGATTTGTGAAAATGGTTTAGTTATAGCTACAGATGAATTTGAAGATTTGAAAATGCGTCATATGGGTTATACGTTTGAAGATTTGCAAATACTAATTAGAGGTATGGTTGAGAAATTACCTTTAACAGTAGAAGCAATGAATAAAATGAAAGAAGTAGAATTACAAGAAGAGCAAATGTTTAATCTTGCTAAATCATTTCTAGATATTAGAGTAGAAGGTACGAAAAATACTTTTGATAACCAAGCAATTGAGGATGTTTTAGAATCTCAACGTAAAAAAGATGAAGGTAATATGCTTTGGGAAGTATTTAATAGAGTTCAAGAAAATATTATTGAAGGTAATTTTGAATATAGAACCCCTTCAGGAAAATTACGTCAAGCTAGAATTATTAAGAATTTTAAGCAAGATCAAGAAGTAAATAAAAAAATGTTTAGTAAAGCATTGGAATTAGTAGCATAATGAGAAAGTTAATTTACATAACCTTAATAAGTTTCCTTTGGGCATGTAGCCCAGAGGAGCTTATTTCACCTTATCCTTGTTTAGGAGGTGATTGTGAAACCTTTTTTGAAATAGACCCACTTGTATCGCCTGGTGTATACCAGGATAATAATGGTTATTGGCACATTACGCATAATGATATTCAGTATTTTACTATAAAAGGAATTACTAGCGAATTACACCCTGATTATATGGTAAATGGGGTTCCTCAGATTGAAACTATATTTGATTCTGATTATTGGGTGTGGATTGATGGTTTAACTTTCACAGTACCGTTATATAGCGTTTTAGGATTTTTTACCAGTGGAGATTACACAAACCCAATTCCTGTTGGTAATTTAACGTATACTATACAGGATATGGCTATAAATCACCCACCACTAAATATAGTAGGTTATTCAATTAACCCAGATGTTTGCTTGGATTGTCCTTATTTTGAAACATTAATTGGTACTAGAAGTAAATATAATACTCATCCAAAGCAACAAATATTTTTTGATAATCAAATGGCAGGTGATACTACTAAAGTTTTTGTTAAAACTATATTTAATGGAGATATTGAAATAGAAAAAGAATTTAAAATTATATTCGAATGAAAAAATTAACAGTCCAAGAAGCTAAAAAATTTATTCCATTAAAAGAAAACTATGGAAACACGGATTTAGAACACGCTAAATATTTTACATTAACATCCAGTAAAAGAGGTGAGGGATGGGAAGATGTAACGTATTATACGGATAAAAAATATGGTTTATACGCGGATAAAGGAAATGGAGATCAATGGGTATATGTTTTATCTAATCCTTCATCTCCGGGTTTATTAAAAATAGGATATACTAAAAAACTACCAGAAGAGAGAGCTAAGCAAATATCCTCAGCAACAGGTGTTGCTTTACCTTATAAAGTAGAATGGGCTTATCAATGTTTTAATGGTGAGACTGTTGAAAGAGAAGTACATCATAAATTAAAATCACAAAGAGTAAATAATAATAAAGAATTTTTTCAAATTAATTTGGAAGAAGCAAAAGAAGTAATTAACTTAATTGGAAATAAATTTAAATAACATGAAAGAATTAAAATTAACAAAAGAGCAAATTCAAAATAATAGAAAATCAGATTTAATTCAGGATTTAATGGCTACAGGTACCGTAATGGATGAACTATGGAATTACCACCCAGAAAACCCTAATAAAAAAGATATTGTTGATGAGTATAATGTTCTTAAGGCAATTCAAACACAAATAGAAGATGAATTAGCAGAATTAAAATAAATTATCTACATATGTATAATTGATGAAAGAATTTAATGCCAAATTAGTAGAAGAATATGGTTATAAAGCTCATAGGAGTGGGTTTTTTAGAGAATGGCAAAGATTGACATCATCTATTAGTGAAAATGAAGACATTAACTATGCCGATGCTGCTGAAAAAGCATTTAATCATTTAAAATTGGTAGGGAGTGAATAAAGATAAAATTTTTGAATTATTCGATGATGAAACTATTATTGAAAAAGATAATAAAGATTTGGCTTCCTTTAATGCTAGTCCATATCATAAATTAGGTATGTTTACTAAATTAATAGTTAACCATTTTGTTTTTCATCATAAATTAGAAAAATTTCTCCAAAAAGAACAACCATCATACAACTCAGAATCAACACGTGAGGCATCTTCATTTGTAGTATTTAATAGAGCTTGGAATTACCTTAAACAAGTTAATATAGAAGATAAAAACCACCAACGTGCTGTATTGGATTTTAATCCTAAAATATTAAATAAAACTTTGGAAAGTGCACTCTTATATTTCCAAGATAGTGAAGAATACAGGAAATGTGCACATATTTTCAAGATACAACAAATTATAAGAGAAAGAAAATAATAGCTAGGCTATACTATCCCTTCTACGTACCTTAATATCACAGGGTTTTAGAAAAATGGGATAATAGGGGTAGGAATAAAGGCATAATAATTAGGGTTAAGGGATACCCTGTTTTAAATATAAATAAGTCATGAGAAATAGAAAATTAGCACACAAAAAATTAGATAGATTAGATACAATTCTAATTACTCTCCAACAAATTGTAAATCGCCAATCTCCAATTGAACAGTACAAAATTAATATTGGAAAAGCTCAGGGTATAATTGAGGATTTAAGGGATATGGTAGAAAGAGAACCAATGTCTCCAGACGAAATGAATAAAATATAAATAAATAAAGGTTATGAAATTAACAGCAGAACAAATCCAACAAAATTGGATAGAATTTTTATCAAACATTGAACAACATATTACTGGTGATAGAAAAGATAAATTACTAGAATTTTATAAGAAATATGAGGAGCGTATTATATTAATGCCAGCGGCTCATAAGAAAGAATACCACAATGCTTTCCCAGGGGGTTATGTAGAACACGTAAATAGAGTAGTAAAAGCCTCATTATCATTTAGTGCATTATGGGAGGGATTTGGCGCAGATATGTCTACTTTTACTCAGGAAGAACTTGTTTTTTCTGCTATTAATCATGATTTAGGAAAAATGGGAGATGAAGTAAACGAATCTTATATACCCCAGACTGATCAATGGAGGAAAGATAAATTAGGGGAAGATTATATGTTTAATAAAAAAGTACCATTTGCAGCAGTTCCAGATCGTGGGTTATTTTTATTACAATCCCATGGTATACAGTATACATTTAATGAAATGTTAGCTATTCAAACCCATGATGGGTTATATGATGAGGGGAATAAGAAGTATCTATTCGCTTTTATGCCAGAACAAAAACCACGTACCAGCTTACCATTTATTTTACACCAAGCAGATTTAATGGCCGCCCGTATAGAGTTTGAAAAGGAATGGTTACCTAAATTAAATGGACAAAATAGCGTGGATACCAAAAAGAAGAATTATACATTGAAGGGGAACATAAAGTCATCCAAATCCAAGGCACTAAATACAATTTCAAGTCCTGGATTAAAGAATATGTTAGATAGTTTATGATAACAGAAATAATAATAGGAATTTTAGGTTTTTTAGTCGTTGTCTTAGGATATACGACTTTTAACCTTTTGAGAAAAAATGAACAAGCAGAAGATATTATTGTTTCTCAATCCGATTTTTTAAATAAATTATCATCTCACTTAGATGAATCCCAAAAACGTTTAGATGAAATTGATGAAAAGGGAGCATTTAAAAGTGACGATGAAATAGGTTGGTTTTTTAATGAAATAAAGGTTTTACAAAAAGGTTTATCTCAATTTAAAATTGACTAATAATTTATGGCCCCACGAAAAAGAAGAAAAAAAAGTAAAAATTACTTTACCCAAGATACTGAAGATGCTATAGTGTTATATAATAATACTAAAGATTCAGAAATTAGATCTAAAATATACGAACGTGATATCCATTTCGCGTTTTTTAAACTTACCCAGAATATAATTCATACTTTTAAGTTTTACCATACTGAAGTAACAGAATTAGAACATTTACAACATGAGATAATTACATTTTTATTATCTAAGATGCATTTATTTGATCCAACTCGTGGTGCGAAAGCATATTCATACTTTGGAACTATTGTTAAAAGGTGGTTAATATTATATAATACTAAAAATTATAAAAAGAAAATAAATAAAGTAGGTGTAGATGAATTATCTAAAGAAGGATCATCCCATATTTACAGTATAGGAGATGATAGAATAAAAAGTGATTTAGATAAGTATGTTGATATTTATGTAAATCATGTTGAAAATAACATATTTGATTTATTCCCAAAAAAGAATGATGCTCAAATAGCAGATGCTATACTTGAGTTATTTAGAAAAAGAGAAGATTTAGAGGTATTTAATAAAAAGGCACTTTATATCTACATAAGAGAAATGGTAGACGTAAAAACCCCTAAAATTACTAAAATAGCTGATCAACTTCATGATATATTTAAATCACAATATATATTCTTTTTAGAAAACGGTTATACTAGATTCTAAACCCTTTCTATATCCATATTTATAACCAAAAATATTATGGGAGCATTAGACAATGTAGTATTTGGAAAGAAGAAATTCTCGGATATCCTTAGTGAAATCTACGACAACCAAAAAAAGAAAGATAAACAAATAACAGGTTTAATTTCAGAATTAAAACCACTTATAAATGATATAGGTGATGCCACTTTAATTGTTCCACTCATAAAGGAATATATGGAAATTGGCGTTCGTAACGATGAACAATTAATTAAAATGGCTACTATAGTACAGCGTGCGCTTAATAATAGTTCTAGCGATGATTCAATGGGTATTACCGATGCCGAAAAAGAAGAATTAATGGCTGAATTAGATAAGCTTAACGAAAACTACGAAGAAAACAAGGATGAATAAGAAAGGTTTTGCTGCTTTAAATAATACTTTAAATCCAACACAAGGATCTCAATTACCTACTATAAATGGGTTAATCACTAGTGTTAGAGTAGTAGATATTATATTAGATAACCAACACCCTCAATTTGAAGATTATGGTGAATGGAATGGGATTGGTACTATTATGTGCGAAGATGTTACTATAAATCAATTTGATAAAAAAGATTTAACTATAGCTACCCCTTTATTGCCCTATTTAAAAAATTTTCCTTTAGTTAATGAAGTAGTATTATTATTTAGTCTACCTAGTAGAAATATGGGTTCTGGTGGTAAAAAACAAGAATATTACTATTTAAATCCAATTAATCTTTGGAACCACCCCCACCATAATGCATATCCAAGTTCAATAAAAACTAGTGAATTACCTAACCAACAACAAAAAAGTTATCAAAGTATAGAAGCAGGATCTGTTAGAAGAATAACAGATGAATCTACAGAAATAAATTTAAATTCTCCTGTAGCTGAACCTGGTACTAATGGCGGAACTTTTGTTGAAGAATTAAATGTTCACCCTTTATTACCTTTTACAGGAGATAACATATATGAGGGCAGATTTGGTAATTCTATACGTTTAGGGAGTACCATAAAGACTAAAAATATTTTATATCAAAATAATTGGTCAGAATTTGGTAAAAATGGTAACCCAATCACAATCCTTAGAAACGGACAATCCCCAGATAGTTCAGATGAAGGTTGGTTACCTGTGATTGAAAATATAAATAAAGATTTATCTTCTATATATTTAACCTCTAATCAAAAAATTCCATTATCATCTGATTTTAGATCATATCCATCTATTACTGGAATTCAACCTGAAACTTTAGGTACTTATAAAAATCCTCAAATTATATTAAACTCAGGACGTTTAGTATTTAATACTAATTTAGATAGTATTTTAATAAATTCTCATGTTCATGTTGGAATATCTGCTGTTGAAGATATAGGTTTATTTTCTAGAAAAGGGAATATAAATATTAGAGGTAATAATGTAAAATTAGGTGGAGTAAATGCTACAGAATCTTTAATATTAGGAGATACATTTATGATGCAGTTTGGAGCATTATTAGACGCCTTAAATTTTTTAGCTGAGGCTATTATAGAAGAACCTAATTTAGCTGTAAGTGCTCCTATGGCCGATAATTTAAAATTAATAATTGAAGGATTTAAAGGTCAATTAGGGATAATGTTATCAAAAACTGTTCAAACTACATAGAAATGGCAAGTGAAGCATTTATATTAAAATTAGCAGAAGAATTTTTGGGTAGTGCCAAAGGTAAAAAAATTTTTGGACAGGAACTTCCAACATCTGCTATAAATAAACAAATACAATCTATAGCCAATAAAGCAGAATTAACTGAATCTGAATTAATGAATTTAGGTTTCGTAACAGCAGCTCAACAAGGTATAGCAAAAGCTAAAAGTCTAGGAGCAACAGCTAATACAATTAAATCCACAACTAATTCATTACCTAATGAAGAATTAAAAGCAATAGGACTACAATATGCTCAAAATCAAGGGATTGAAATTGATTCACTTTCAGAAGAAGATTTAATATCATATGGAAAACAAAATTTTGAATCCTTTGTTCAAGGTTATACTGATGATATAGATTTTGCTAATTTAAATATAGATTTACCAAATTTATCACTCCAATTCCCAGAATTAAATTTAGATTTTTTTGGTGAAGGTTTATCTAGAGAAGAAAGAGCTGCCAGAAGACAAAGTAGAAGGGATAGAAGAAGACAAAGAAGAGATGATGCTCGTGATGCAATTGAAAATGCTAAAGCGGAAATTAGAGCTTTAATTCGTAAACAACAACGAGATTATACTCCTACACTCAAAACATTTGTTATTAGTGGTAAGGTATATGGTGAATCTGTACAGATAGAAGAAAAATGGAAAAAAATTGATGAAAATCAAACACTATCTGAATCAGAAAAAAGAACAAGAAAATTAGAAGTTACTACAAGTGAAACTGATGGGTCCTTTGGTGGTGTAAGAATATCTGCTGCTTACCTTCAAATGCCAGATAACCCAAATTCTTTAGATGACCAATTAAACGAAAGAGTAAATATTAATTCCCCAGACCCAGATTATAATAGTGAAACATTTTCATCTGAAGATGTTTTACCTGTTGTAAATGCTGATGTTAGAGAAATTAATCCTCTAGACATAGCAGAAGGAGTAGAATATTTCCCTTATCCTAATATGTTAATATTACCTCCATTTCGTAGTGATGGTAGTAAATTTATGGATATAAGTTTATATACATTAAAATTAGAAAATCTAACAGCTAAAGAAATTCAAGCTTTATCACCTAAAGAAAGAAGAGAATTTAAAAGAGCAGAAGGTAACCAATTAAGAGAAGCTAGAAAAGAAGAAAGAAAAGAACTTAAAAAAATAAATTTTGATGCTACAACAAGCCCAATAGATGGAAGTTTTAATATTAGTATAAGAGTACCTGTTTTACCCGTAAATGAACGAGCTTTACTTAATTTATATTTAGTATATACTAAACCAGGTCATGTTCCTAAATATCAACCTATATTAAACAGGGATAGAACTGTAAAAAGTGATTTATCTACAGTTAAAATTACTTCTATTGATGTTGAAGTAGAAAGAGCTAAGTTGCTTTATCAAAATGCCTCTAATATGGTATTAAATAAAGCAAAAGTATTAGGTTTATCTGTAATAGAAGCAGCATTAATACAAAGAAGAAAATCTGTATTAAGAATAACTAATATTATTAAACGTACCTTATTCCCTGTACTTTTAGGATTACTTATAGAATTTGGTATAACATCTCTTCTCCAAGCAAAACAAAAAACTTGTCCTACTCCTAGTAGATTAAAAGATGTAATTAAAAGAAGAAACAAAGTAGTTAGACAATTAAATAATATATATAAAGGAATAGCAGTAAATACAGGAATAGCAGCTGCTGCTCTAGCATTAGGTGCCGCACTTAAATCAGGTAGAATTTCAATTCAAAGTTTACCTATTCCACAAGCAATTGGTATCCCACCTGCTAAAGATTTTGGAGGTTTAATATCATCACAAACAACAGCATTTCAAAATAAATTTACAAACATAATTACTTTATTAAGACAATTAGAAGAAGAAAATAAGGAATTAAATAGAGAATTATTAGTAGCTTTATTATTCGCAGTTGCTGGATCTATATCGGCACTAGCTCTTTTAAATGCTATTGATAAACTAACTGAAGAGTGTACTACAGATGATAATCTTCAATTTGAGGCTTTATCACAAGAATTAATAGACCTTACACAAGAACAAGAAGAAGATGGAGAACCTATAATATCAAGTATAAACGGATTTGAACTTGCCGTAGAAACAGAAGCTAATGGGTTAGGAGATTTAAAAAGAAGATTTGCAGTTGCAAAAGATTCTAGAGGAATAACATTATTAAAAGGAGAACCATCATTTAGTTCAGTAGATCAAATTTTAATAGATGAATTAGTATTCTATATACAACAAAACGATTTAAAAGCAGTTTAAGTTAATATTTATAATAAATCATTATATATGAAAATCAGTCAATTAAAAACAATAGTTAAAGAAGCCGTAAAAGAAGCAATTCAAGATGAATTAAAAGATATTCTTTTAGAGGCTGTACGTGCACCAAAACAAGTAATTGAATCATCAATCCCACAAACTAAATTACCTAAACAGGATAAAGTAAAGCTAAGAGAAAATATGATGGGTGTTTTAAATAGCATGAGACCAGGAACTGGAGGTACAATGTCTGCTAATACAAATGATATTCCTTTACAGGTAACAAATGCTGATACAGCAAGTCCTAATGGTCAATTACCCCAGGGAAATGTAAGCATGGATCAAATTATGGGATTAATGAATAAAAGATAATTAAATGGCATTTGGAGAAAGAAGAATATTTCCTGTTGATTTAAACACTAGAAGAGCTGTAGGTATAAACCTCCCTCTTAATGGAGATGCTGTCTTTGATCCAAATTATACTACTAAAGAGGCATTAAAAAGCAATTTAATTAATTATTTATTAACTAACCCCGGAGAAAGAATAGCAAATCCACTTTTTGGTGCTGGTTTAAGACAGTTTATATTTACTCAAATTGCTAAAGACAATTTAGACTTTTTAAGGGAAGATATACAAGATAAAGTAAGTAGGGAATTTAGTGAAATACAATTAGATAATATATTAGTAACTGAAGAAATAGATGCTAATACTATAAAAGTACAAATTGATTATTCAGTCCCTAATACTAATATCAATGATAATTTAATATTAAATTTTGCATAATAATGGCAATTAACAGAAACATAAATTATATTAATAAAGATTTTGCAGATTATAGATCTCAACTTATTAATTTCTCTCAAACATATTTCCCTAACACTTACTCAGATTTTGATCAGAGTTCTATAGGAATGATGTTTATAGAACAAGCTTCTTATGTAGGGGATGTTCTTTCATTCTATCTTGATAATCAAGTACAAGAAACTTATTTACAATATGCTAGACAAAATAATAATATATTTGAACTAGCTTATATGTTTAACTATAAACCTAAAGTAACATCTTTAGCTACAGTAGATATTGATTTTTATCAATTACTCCCAGCTAAAACTTTACCTAGTACAGAAATTGTCCCAGATTATGATTATGCTTTATTTGTAGGAGCAAACACTACGGTATCTACTAGATTAGGTGGTAATTATATTATTGAAGACCCTGTAGATTTTACAGTTTCTAGTTCTCAGGATGATACTGATGTTAGTATAGCTCAAATATCAAATGGAGATCCAACTTATTATTTAATTAAAAAAACTAGAAAAGCAACATCAGGAACTATTCAATCAGAAACTTTTACATTTGGTGATTTTCAAGAATTTCCAACAGTAAATATTAATAATGGTAATATATCCCATGTAGTAGATATATTTGATTCAAATGGAAATGAATATTTTGAAGTAGATCATTTAGGACAAGAATTAGTTTATCAACCAATTAAAAATGATAATGCTAATGATCCTAATAATTATCAAGAAAGTGATGATACTCCTTATTTACTTCAAACTAAACAAGTTCAACGTAGATTTACAACTAGATTTAAATCAGATACCCAATTACAAATCCAATTTGGTTCAGGTAACCCATCAGACACTGATGAAGAAGTTACACCAAACCCAACAAATATAGGTTTAGGGTTGCCTTTTGAAAGAAATAAATTAACAACAGCATATAGTCCAACTAATTTTATTTTTACAAATACTTATGGTGTTGCTCCTACTAATACAACATTAACTGTAAGATATTTAACAGGGGGTGGAGTTACATCTAATGTACCTGCTAATTCATTAGTAGTTCCAATTACAAATGGGGTTAAATTTTTAGCAAGTAGTTTAAATTCAACTACGGCTCAATATATATTTGATTCGTTTGCAACAAATAACCCAAATGCAGCTACTGGAGGACAAAATGGAGATACACTTTTAGAAATTAGAGAAAATTCATTATCTAATTATGGAACTCAACTTAGAAATGTTACTGCTGATGATTATTTAATTAGAGCTTTAAGTATGCCCCCTAAGTATGGTGGTATAAGCAAAGCCTTTATACAAAAACCTCTAGTAAATAATACGGGAGCTGATTTAGATTTATATGTTTTAACATCTAATACTAATGGTAATTTAATTACAACTTCAACTGCTTTAAAAAATAACTTAAAAGGATATTTAAACCAATATAGAATGATAGGAGATACTATTTCTATAAAAGATGGTTTTGTAGTTAATATAGGTGTTGAATTTGAAGTAATTATTTCACCTAATTATAATAACAATGAAGTATTAAATGCATGTATTTCTCGATTAATTCAATTTTTCCAAATAGAAAATTGGCAAATAAATCAACCAATTATTATAAGAGACTTATATAGTATAATAGATAATGTCCCAGGTACACAAAGTGTTAAAAATGTTATAATTGTAAATAAAACAGGAACAAATACCGGATATTCTGAATATGCTTATGATATTGATGGAGCAACTCAAAATGGAGTAGTATACCCATCATTAGACCCTTGTATATTTGAGGTTAAATACCCAACAGATGATATTAAAGGTAGAATAGTAACATTATAAAAAATGGCAGTATACAAATTATTTCCAATCCAAGATGCAGCTTTATATTCATTTTATCCCTTTATGAATACAGGGATAGATGCTATTATAGAAGCTGGAAACTTAAATGTAAACTACAATCCAGTACCACAAGTACAAAGGTTTGTAGTTCAATTTGATCAAGACCAAATTACAAATATTATTAATACTGAAGTAGGTAATACTAAAGCATTTTCTAGTGATTTAAAGTGTTTTATAGCTCAAGCTCAAGGGGTAGTAATGAAAACAGATATGCATGCATATGCAGTATCAGGTTCATGGGATAATGGATCAGGTACATACTTAGATTCACCAATAACTACAAATGGTGTAAGTTGGGTATCTAGAAACTTTTCAGGAAGTGGTAATTGGCTTACATCTGGGTGGGATACTTATGTAACTGCTTCATGGTCTGGAAGTAACAATTCAGGTGGTGGTAATTGGTTTACAGGGTCAAATGATCCTAATAATACTAATTTAACTCCATATCAAACTTTTAATTTAAGAACTGAAAAAGATATAAAATTAGATGTAACAGATATTGTTAATGTTTGGTACTCTAGTTCAAATTCTATAGGTGGTTATACTAATATTGCAAATGAAGGCTTTATAGTAAAATGGGAAGATGCAGTTGAATTTAGCACAGCAGACGCTATTCAACCTATAATGCAATTTTATTCAGTAGATACCAATACAATATATCCTCCTGTCTTAGAAATAAAATGGGATGATCAATCATTTGAAACAGGTAGTTTAAATGAAATAGATTCTACTGATGTATATATAGCATTAGATAGTAATCCTGGAGTATTCTATTCAGAAAGCATAAATAGATTTAGATTAAATGTACGCCCTGAATTTCCACCTCGTACTTATCAAACAGGATCTATATTTACAACTAATAATTATTTAAATAGTAGTTCATTATATGCTGTAAAAGACTTGGATACTAATGAATTTGTTATTAATTTCGATGATGAATATACAAAAATAAGTTGTGATGAAATTGGAAATTATTTTACTATATACATGAATGGTTTAGAACCCGAAAGATATTATAAAATTTTAATACAAACTACTATTAGTGGTAGTACAATAGTAAAAGATGATCAATATTATTTTAAAGTAGTTAATGGATAATGGCTAATACAGAAAGAAAAGTAAATCTTCTTAAATCAGTATTTGGTAAATCTGAATACCAGAAAACAATAGATACTTCTTTTAAAGAATTGGGAGTTACAACTATTGCTCAAGAAATTGAAGAACAGCCAAATGTAGAAGAGTTTTTTGATATGTACAATACCCTTTTTTATGACATACCAGCTGAAGGTGCAACTAATTCACATCAATTTTTAGTAGAACAAAGTGGTGAATATATTAATTTTCAAGATAAAACAGAAGAAATACAAGCTTTAAGAGCTGAAATAGCAAATTTAAGAAGAGAAAATTTAAATTTACAAGTAAATAATTTAAAAGATTTAGGTGGTGAAGGTTTAGAAAAAGATATTGCTAAATTAGAAGACCAAATTAATGCTGTTAATGATCAACAATTAGAAGCAGCAAATAAAATACAAACTACTGCTAATTCATTAGCAACATCAACCGCAGAACCAGAAAATAAACAAGCAAATGCTGTAGGGTATTTTGATTAAATATGGAAGAAGAAAACATTGAAATATACCAAGTAGATTCTACTACTTTTGAAAAAGAAACATATTCAGTTTCTGATACTAGTTTAATGTTACAAATTAGTCAGGATACTGATTTTGATTTAGATAGAGATTATATTGAATTTTATGTATATGATGAAAATAAAAAATTATTATATCCTGAAGATGTAATCCCATTAAATAGTTTTAATGTAAGGCAAGGAGACATATTACTTGATCCTGAAAATGATCTAAAGTCTTTTGGATTTGATATAGGAAGATATTACATATCCTATAATTTTTATAGAAAAAGAGTATCATCCGATCCTATTCTTAAATATTATATTAAAGAAATATCATCTGATAGAACCGAAATTAGATTAGCTAGTAATACCATATCTAATGAAGCAATATCAACAGGTGCTGAAACATTTACTGCTTATAGAAACTTAGCATCTTATTTTGTAGATTTTGCTTTAAACTTTGGAGGTAATAATACTATTATTGCTAATAATTTACAATTAGATACTTCTAATGCTGGGGATACTAGTTTATTAATTAAATTATATGAACCCTTACCCGCTCAATATACTACAAAAAGTCAATGTTGGATAGTAGAAAAATTATCTAAAAGCCAATCATATGAGGTATTTTTTCCATTTATTCCCGTTTCTAATGATTCATCAATATTTCTATCAGGTCCTAATCTTAATTTAAACATAATAGGAGAATCAGCTGAAGCAGGTCAATTATATTCTTATAATACCCTCTTAAATTCAGATGTTACAAGTTCAATTAACCAACTAAAAAATTTATTAGATTCAAAAGAAATTAATATTAATGTTGATTATGAAAATTATGGAGAATTTGTAAATTTTAGTTCTGCCCAAACACGATTAGAAAATTTTTATTATAAAGTTGGGCTAATTGAATCTGCTAGTATCCAATTATCTTTAAATCTTGGAAATATAGCAGGATCAACTACTACTACAGCAGCTTATAGTTCTAGTAAAGCATCATTAACTTCCATTATTGATAATACAATAAATAATTTTGATGGATATGAATATTTCCTTTATTTTAATAGTGGATCTAAATACTCATACCCAAAATCTAATACAGAACCACCATTTACTTTATATAGTACAGGAAGTACAGAAGTATTACAATGGATAGGTAGTGCAGATTCAACTTCTACATATTATGGAGGCCAAGCACTATCAGCCTCTAATTATGATCAAGATAACCAAGATTGGTTATATTGGTCAATACCTGAATATTTAAGAAATGATTCAGATAATGTTAGATATGAATTATATTTAGATATGATTGGTCAGCATTTTGATAATGTTTGGCTATATACAAAAGATATTACTGAAAAGTATAATACGGATAATAGAATTAATTTTGGGGTATCAAAGGATTTAGTAGCTCAAGCTATCAGAGATTTTGGAATTAAATTATATTCAAATAATTTTAATACTGACGACTTATTTACTGCCTTTTTAGGATTAACTCCATCAGGTAGTTTATTCCCCTTCCCTAATATAACGGGTTCAATAGGTGGGCAAGTTAATACACCTACGGGGTATGAGTACATAGATACTAAAATATCATCTTCGAATGATGTAATACCCTTAGACGATACTAATAAGCGTTTATATAAACGTATTTACCACAACATACCTTACTTATTAAAAACAAAAGGTACAATAGCAGGTTTAAGAGCATTAATTACTTCTTATGGTATCCCTGATACTATGTTAAGAATTAATGAATTTGGGGGTAAAGATAAAAATGAGAATACTAATTGGGATTTTAGTCAAAATGTATTTAATTATGCTTTTAACACCGGCCCAAACTCATTAAATACACTTACATCTTCTTTTAATATTAATGCTAATTTTGGATCAGAAGTACCTTCAGTAAAGTCAGTAGGTACAGTACAACTGAGATTTAAACCAAATACAATCCCTGAAATAGTATCAGATAATACACCTAACCCTAAGATTAGATATTCTCAATCTCTATGGGCAATAGATAATGATTTAACTAACCCATTTGATAATCCTTCAGCTGCTGTAGTTTTAGAATACACAGGTTCAGGTTTTATAACCGGTTCTTATTCTGGATCTTCACCTAGTGAATATGATACTTGGGGTACTTTAAAATTCTTTCCAGATGTACTTTATAACCCATCTGTTAGTTGTAGTGTATATGCTCCCTTCTTTAATAACGATTGGTGGTCATTTCAACTAGGATATACAGGAGAAGGACCAGCCGGAGCTTCCTCTACTGTTACTGCATCTTTATATGTAGGTAATGAAATTAATGGGGAATTAGGATTTAATTTATCATCCTCAGTAACAGCTACGGATGGTAGATCATGGACTAGAGGTGATATTTCAACTGTAAATCATAAAGATTTAATTAATATAAATTTAAAATCATATCTACCATTCTCAGGTTCTTACCAAGAATACAGATTATGGGGACCAGAACTTAGTCAAAGTGTTTTTTATGATTATGTAGTTAATCCTTATTCTGACCAAGGTAACAATGTTAATTCTACACCTAATGAATTAGCTTTTAGGGCTGATTTAGGTACAGAATTAAATACTGGAAGTAGAGTTTCTATTCATCCTAGAGTAACAGGTTCCGCTGTTCAGATTACCCAATCATTTAATGAAATAGGTAATATTGGTAGTAGCTTTTTAATTAATCAAAATAATTCTGATTTATTATTTGTTACTAATGTAGAAAAAATATATGAAAATCAAGTAATTGCAGGTATAAAAAATAGAGTATCAGATAATATACAATTACATTCATTAAACATGCCTGAACCACCTTCAGGTTCTGATGCTGACGTTGTTGTATTATCTCCATTAGAATCTATCCAACAAGAAACATTTGAAAGTGGAAGTTATAGCCCAAAAGCTGATTATTTAGAAGTTGCTTTTTCTCCTGCAAATCAAATAAATGATGATATTAATGCTCAACTTGGGTATTTTAATATAGGTGATTATATAGGAGATCCTAGACAAATATTATCATCATCATTAAGTTACCCTGATTTAGATACTTTAAGTAATGCATATTTTGAAAAATATATTCAAAATTATAATGTTAATGACTTTGTTCGTTTAATAAAATTCTTTGATAATTCATTATTTCAAATGATTAAAGATTTTACCCCTGCTAGAACTAGTTTATCTTCTGGTATTGTAATTAAACAACATATTTTAGAAAGAAACAGACAAAGACAAGCTTTAGTAAGCCAATCATTTCATGATTATTCAGGTTCAATAAAACCTTTTCCAAGAGATTATAATACAGGATCAGGTGATACTGGTGCATATGAATATATTAGTGGATCATCAATATATAGATTTAGTGGAGGACCTGGAGGTTCAACTAATAGATATAATGGATTAAATACCTCTCCTTCACAATCAGCTTATGGTTTATCTAATAAATACTTTTTAACACAAAGTTACAGTGAATCAATAGAAGGATCAGTTGCTAATACTATAAATAATAGTGGTTCATTTGTAGGATTTGGAAATACAATAATAGATTCTCAACATGAATTTTATGATGGTGAATTTAGTGGTTCAAATATTCAAGCAACAACACAATCATTAAACCCGGGATGTGACCCTTATTTAAGAGTAGTAGATACACCCGTAAATTTATACCCATTATTTTTCTCATTAGATGAAGATCGAAGAAATGGAACAGTTTCTAGTACTACATTTGCTGATAGAAATAATTATCCTTTAGAGGGATATGTTTGGATAGGATACCAATTTAATGATACTACAAATCAAACTGAAGTAACAGGAATTAAATTCCCTACAACTGATTTAAATGGTAATTTTATACGAGATTATATAGATGATTCTAGTACAATTGAATTTTTCTTTCAAGATGGTATTACTACTTATTACATTAATGGTGTAGATGTTTTTGCAAATGGAGTATATGTAACTATTGATAATACGCAAGGAGACTTTACTACTTTTTTTGACCCAAATGGTGGATCAGAAAATTGGAGTTTAGAAGTTAATGGGGATTATAATACTCGTAATACAGTAAATACTGAAAGTTCAAATGATACACAACAAGGTGTATTTTTAAATCCTACCCTTTTATTTCAAAATCAACCAATATATTACTGGAATGGAACTCCAGTAAATGATGCATTAGGTTATTTTGATACGGGGTCAATAAGTTCTAATTCTAGTGTAATATTAGGACCTAATGGTAATATATCTTCTGGTTCTTATACTATACCTAATTCTTCTAATATACCTTTATTTTTTAGTGCCTCTATAGTTATAAGTTCTTCAAATACTAGTTTTGATGGAGAAGGAGTAGTAATGGGAACTTACCATTCAGGAAATACACATCCAGGAGCAGCTGCAGACCAATCCGTAGTATTATCTTCGACAGTAGAAAGTGCGGTATTCCGACCAGTTCCAACTCAAATAGATTTAAATGAAACAGTATTTCAGACTAGTTATAATGTTTTAATTCCAGGTGATTCAGGATCAGGTGATCCAACTTTTTTACCACTTATAAATCCAGGAGGTCATCCTAAATTTAGATTAGCATCCTCATCTTCATTAGATTTTCATTTTCCTTCATTTCAATTAGATGGAACTATCCCAATTGAATCACAAAATTTACTTTGGACTCCATATTCAGGTAGTACCCTTGATGCTTCAAATTCAAGTTTTGTTACAGCAACTCCAGGAAATGGCATAGCTAAGTTATCATCCTATTCTTCTTCAAGAGATGGAACAATAGGTATTTACTATAATCAAATGGAACTTTATGCTACATTAAATCCACAAAATTCTGGTAATATTGATGAAGTAACAATTAGAGATGTTTATATTAGACCAAGAATTAAATTTACAGCAGATTCAAACTTACATATAACATCTTCATGGCAATATTTAGCTTCTCCTCCAGTTACTAATGCATTTTGGCAAACAATCCCTAGTAAGTTTGGAAACGCAGATACTGGAACTAATGGAACTTGGTATGTAAATCCAAGTGGTTATACTACTATTGCTAGTATTCTCCAACCTGCAGATGGGGTTTTATATTTTAGACCTGTTATTAAAAGTCCTGAAACAGAGTATGAATATACTATGACTGAATTAGATTTAGATGTTAGATTTGATGTTTCAGCCCAATATGATGGAGGTACAATATATGACGAAACTCATACCTTTAATAACCTTATTAGTACTACAGGTCAAAATGGAATAAATAACGATATGTTCCCACAATCTTTTGTTCTAGGTTTATTAGGAACTGGAGATATACAAGTACATTTAAAAGTAACTGGATCAGACTCTTCAGGTGTAGGGTATGAAAGAATAATTACAAGTTCAAATCCTTTAACAGCAGTAACCATGGGTCCAGGAGTTGAATTTTCATTTCCTGATAGTCCTATTTTAGATATATCTCATCAAACTGCAGGTGCAACTTCTTCTATAACAACAGAAGGAGATATGTATTTTATAGAATATTCCGCAAGTAATTACACCCCAGGATTTGGAGGAGCTGGATTTAGTTTCTTTACAGCAGACTTAAGTGATGGAATGGAACCAAATACTAAATTATTTATAACTTCTTCATTTAAAGATGCTGTTGTAGGATATGATTTAACAGGAAGTTTATATATTGCTAAAGGTAATGAATTACAGAATAATAGTAGTTTTGGTAGTTTTATATTATCTAATCAATTTATAATTGATAATGAAGCCCAAAATGGAGTTAGATTCCATGTATCTGGAAGTTATAATTATGAATATTTAAATAGTGATTCATTTAGATTAGGAGTAGAAGTTAATAAGAATTTTGGATCTGGGTTTGAAATTCTTGAATACTCTATGAGTATATACCCAACACAATCAGATAATGCAAGATTACTTCCAGGAATAGGATATAATAGTTTTAGAGCCCCAGTATCAACAGGGCTATCTATTCCTACTTTCTTTGGATCAGGTGTTATACCTTTTAATAAAGCACTTGATTGTCAACCTTTATTAAATAATTATAATGCCCAAAGAGATAATAGCTTTATAATGGAAGTTGATTATTCTAATGTTACAGGATCAATCTTACCATCAAATATAAATCAAATATTAAATAATACAGCTGCTAAAGCATCTCTGCCAGATTCTAATTATACTTCACCTAAAGTAATAAACCCAAGATATGATGGTGTAAAATCTACGTGTGCTGAAATAAATGAATGGCATATAAAAGATACGGGTACTTATGGTAAATTACCTAATATAGAATTACGGGATGCATTTTTTGGATACTTTAATGATCTATCAGATGATTACCCAAATATAAATGGTTTAACTAGAGTTAATTTAAATTATTTAGTAGATGAACAAAGTAATGCTTTACCACCTTCTCTGCCTTCTATAGGTATACCAACTCTAAAATCAGTATTCCCTATAGAGGAATTAACTTCTATAGCAGTACAATCTGGAAGTTCACAATATAAAGTATTAGGAGATAATGTTGAAGTAAAACAATTATTAACATATTATGAACCTATAATGTACTCTCAAAATTCAGGAGATAATTATACTAATAAAATTCAACTTTCGGGTTCAGGGTTTGTTTCTAGATATGATAATGATGATGAAAACTCTCAAATATTTCAACAGTTTAAAGCACAAGGAACAGCTTCTGTAGATACTAGCTCACCAGTCCAAAATGTAGATTATTACATTGACCCCTCTCAGCAAGTAACAGGAAATCCACAAAATACAAATTCAACTAATCCATGGGTACAAGGAGGAAACAACTCAGCTTTATATCCATCTAGTGTTTGGGGTGGAAGTAATGGAAATGATTTACCAAATGCACAAGTTGTAAGTATGAAACATTCAATATTCACAACTTATGTTTCTGAAACAAGGGGAACAAGAGATGAATTAAGATTTGAAGTGCATGCATATACAGGAAGTAATGATAATACTGAAATATCATTTAATTTAGAAGATATAGAATGTAATGTATATACTGAAGATGGAAAAGTAACTAGTATTGGAAGTGCTCTAGATTATGGATGGTTTGATGTTAAAAATATTGTTGAATGGAGAAAAAGAAAAACAAGTCTTAAGTCATTAAGAGATGCTTATTCATCTAGAAATAGATGGAGAACTACAAGAATACCAATACCTACCGGAGGAATTAAAGTTACAGCTGATTGGGAAATGTTTGATACTCTTTTTGATAGAGGATTAATGAGAGAAAGAAAACCTAAAAATGGTTCAGGAGTAATAGCATTAGAGTGGATAATTACATTAAATACGGGTAATCACACTATTAAAGTTGGAGATGATATTAGATTTAGAATAAATGGTTCATTTAAAAATGCTAGAGGTGGACATAGACAAGGTTACTTCTTCCCAGATTCTGGAGATTTCTTACAAACACCAACAAGAATTCAAGGAATGGGTGTTTATGATCATTTATTACAAGAATCTAATGTAGCTGCAGCACCTTTTTGGATGGTAACTGGATCAGGAGAACCAACTTATTTAGTTATGTCCTCCTCAAATATGAATGAAGCATATGGTCAAGAATTTAAACAAGGAGATTTAGAATATTTCCCTGGTCCATCAGAATACTTTCCTGGAGGAATAGAACCTGCTAACACATCATTTGATACAATAAAATATTCACTACAATTATTTACAAACGATCAAATTAGATTTTCTAATAATGAAAACTTTACATACGATATTATTAGAGTATGGGGACCAGATGAAAATATAGAAGGTGACGGAATAGGAAAATTAAAAATTGAACTATCTGAACCTATAGATGAATCAATAAATAAAGATTTCTTTTTAGTAAGAAGACCAATTGATAGTCCTAATTCACTATATTTAGATACTCCATTTCCTTATGAAACATTAGGAAGTGCAAGTATAAGTACAGGAGTAGTAGAATATTCAGGATCTAGATTTGCTTTATCAGGAAGTATAGATTCAGGTTCCGGTGGTAATTCAGATCTAAGTGGTTCTTACTCTGCTTCATTTAGTTCCTTGGAGTCGCAAATGACCCCTGGTATATTGTACCCGAATTATCCGACAGATTATTTAATTCAAAGTGCTTCTATAATAGTAAATGATTTAATTAGTAAAGGAGTAATACAATCTTAATAAGATGCATATTTATAAGCATATAATATTTATATAAAAACACAACAATGGGATATTTAAACAATTCAGTAATAACAGTTGATGCTATTCTTACTAAAAAAGGTAGAGAGCTGTTAGCAAGAAACGATGGTTCATTTAGAATCACTCAATTTGCATTATCTGATGATGAAATAGATTATACACTTTATAATCCAACACATCCATCAGGTTCAGCATATTATGGTGAAGCAATTGATAACATGCCTCTATTAGAAGCATTTCCGGATGAACAACAAATAATGAAGTACAAATTAACTACTTTACCAAGAGGTACAGCTAGACTACCAGTACTTGATTTAGGATACGCTTCAATAAACTTAAAACAAGGTGCTCAGTTAGCAATAACTCCACAAACTTTAAACTATTTAAGTCAAAATCAAACATTCGAAACTAGTGGTTATGTAGCTACTATTGGAGATGTTCGTTTATTTAGTAACTTTAATGGTATAGGAATTAATACGGATGTTGCAACTAATGCAAATTCAACAACTACAATTGGTACTAATGTATCCAAAACAGTTATTGGTACTCAAATTAATCTAACAGCAACAACCGTTAATACTTTATTTGGTACTCAAAATACTTTAAAAACTACTTTAACAGTAACAGGTTTAGATAGTGGAGCAAGAATAACAATCCCAGTAACAATAACACAAAACCAACTAACTTCATAAGATATGGGCTTTAAAAGATTCGATCCACAAGATTTTGTAGTAAGTGCTGATACAGTTACTTCTACAGTATGGTCTAATAATAGTGTATCACTTAACACGTATGCAACCTCTTCAACACAAAGAGAAGGATCATCTGGTCCTTATTATTTAAATGTTTATCAAACAGCATCTGACCTACCAGAAGCAGCAGTACAATTTGGAATTGCTTATGCTAATGATACAGGAGGAGGAAGCTTATTGTTCGATCCCGCAGTAAGTGGTAAATCACCTTCAAGAACTTCATATGGTCAATATAGAACTTTAGTTTTAGAAGATGAAAATTCACAGTTTGTATTTGGTTCTAGTTTTTCAGGAAGCCAGTTTATAGCTTTAAGTATTGAAAGAGCAAGATATAAAGAAAAATTATTCCCAAGTTCATTTAATTTAGTATTATCAAGTAGTAATGTTAACTTAACACAGTTAAGTTTAACTGATAACTCAAAATTACAATCAATCCCCACTTATTATGGTGCTCAAAGAGCATATCAAGTAATTAGTGGATCAGATGGTACTTCATATGATGGAGGAATTGGATACACAGAAGTATCTGGATCATATGGTTTATTCCTTCCAGACATTTCTACAGTATTATTAAATGTAGCTGCTTTATGTGATAAAACATCAATAGGTATTGGTTTAAATATTGTAAGTGCTTCAAATGATAATGACAATTCAGCTGGTCTTTCTAATGCAACGGAATTATATAATCATATTTCAAGTTCAACAGGTGATACAGATGGAGAAATATTTAAATTAAATTCCCAAGAAACAATAACATCAGATTTTGTATTTGTTAGAGCAAGAAACGCAGAATTTAATTATTCAGAAAATCCAAGTTTTATATCAGGATCAACAGGAGAAGTAATTTATAGTTATTTTATTGATAATCCCCAGACATATGCAACAACGGTTGGAATGTATAATGATAGTAATGAACTTTTAGCTGTAGCTAAATTATCAAAACCTTTACTAAAAGACTTTACAAAAGAGGCATTAGTTAGGGTTAAATTAGATTTTTAATAATGAATGGCTACTTTCAAACAATTCAAAGCGCAAGATATAATAATATCTCCACTAGAGGTAAATAAGGGATTTAGGTTTGTTGCAAATTCTCCAACACCTACTATCTCACCAACACCTAGTGCTACACCTAGTGTTAGTGTTACCCCTAGTATTAGTATAACTCCTAGTACTAGTATTTCAGTAACACCTAGTATAACACCTAGTATAACACCTAGTATTAGTATAACACCAAGTGTAAGTATAAGTAGAACACCTAGTATAACACCTACTATATCTGTTAGTGGACCAGCTAATGTTACAGTTACACCATCCCCTAGTATTAGTATTACACCTAGTATTAGTATTACACCTAGTATTAGTATTACACCTACTAGAAGTGTGACACCTTCTACATCATCAACTCTATTTTCAGAAACAAATTATGGTTATGATACTTTAGATGCACAAGATGCTTGTGATGATCAAGGAACTAACCCAACAATTTATTCAAATATAGAATGGACAAATACTTCAACTCCAATCTTATATTTTAATTCTAGTGGTGGTAAACGTGCTGCAGCAGGATGGTATGCAAGAAATAATGTAGTTAAATATTATGGTACTACAGGTACTTGGGGAAGTAGTGGACAAATTTGTAGTCTTTCATAATAATAAAAATATAAAATAAATGGCGTTTTTTAACGATGATAATGTAGGAATAGATAGATACTTTGGGAAACCAGGGAACTACCTTAATTCCCAATCTTTATCAAGTACTGATTCTGTTTATTTTGTACCTGAAGTGTTAGTTTATGCTAATGCTTCTCAACTATATTATACAAATTATATATCAGGAAGTTATGGAGAGATTTCGGATGCAATTGTACCTACAGAAAATCTAGATGGTACTCTTACTCCACCTTCAGGTTCAGATAATATATATAATACAACATATTACAATTATGAGGAAACAACATTAAATCCTCAAAAATCATTCCCAACATCCCAAAGTATTGGAGTAATAACTGTACCCTCAAAATTGTATGGAGATTATATTCAACCAGGAACAGTTAAAATAGAAAGCCCAAATAGTGGAACAATAACAGATGATGGAAATGGTAGATTAAGAATTACGGGAAGTAGTGGAAATTCTCTTTTTGTTGGTAATGTAATTTACGAACATGGGATGATTATATTAGCTAACACTTTAACAGATGCTGATTATGATACATTATCAATTCAACCCTCACCTTCAATAACACCAACAACAACCCCTTCATCAACCCCTTCTATTAGTATAACTAGAACTCCTAGTATTACACCAACAGTTACACCTAGTATAACAGTTAGTAAATCAGTTAGTGCTACTCCTAGTATGAGTATAAGTGCTACACCAAGTGTAAGTATAAGTTCAACACCTAGTATTAGTATAAGTACAACTCCTTCAGTATCTATTAGTAAATCAATAACACCAACTACTAGTAAAAGTGTATCAGTAACTAGAACACCTAGTGTATCAATTAGTAAATCTGTAAGTGTAACACCTAGTATTACTATTAGTAAATCTATAACTAGAACTCCAACAAGTACAACTACACCTTCTACAACACCTAGTATTAGTATAACACCTAGTATTAGTATAAGTGCTACTCCAAGTAATACTCCAAGTATTAGTATTTCTAAATCTATAAGTGCTACTCCAAGTATTAGTATTTCTAAATCTATAAGTGCTACTCCAAGTACTAGTGTAACACCAAGTAATAGTGTAAGTAAATCTATAAGTGCAACTAGAACCCCTTCAGTAACACCTAGTATTACAATAAGTAAATCAGTAAGTGTTACACCAAGTATTAGTATAACATCTTCTACTACTCCAAGTCCTAGTATTACTATTAGTAAATCTATCACTAGAACACCTACTAGAACTCCAAGTATTAGTATAAGTAAAACACCTAGTATAACACCTAGTATTACTATAAGTAAAACACCTAGTATAACAATTAGTAAGTCTATTAGTAATACCCCAAGTATTAGTATAACACCATCTACCTCAGTTACACCTAGTGTTAGTTTTAGTGTTACACCTAGTATTAGTATAAGTAAAACTCCAAGTATTTCTATTACACCTAGTATTTCTATTACACCTAGTATTAGTATAAGTGCTACACCAAGTATTACACCTAGTATTACTGTAAGTAAATCGATAAGTGCTACACCTAGTATTAGTATAACACCTAGTATTACAGTAAGTAAATCTATTTCTAAAACCCCAAGTGTAACAATAAGTAAATCAATAAGTGCTACCCCAAGTGTTAGTATAAGTAAGTCTATAACCCCAAGTATTAGTATTAGTAAGACACCTAGTATAACGGTTAGTAAATCAATTACTAGAACACCAAGTGTTACCCCTAGTAAATCAATATCAAGAACACCTAGTGTAACTAGAACACCTTCTATAACACCTAGTATTTCTATTTCACCAACACCTGAATCATCAGTTACACCTTCTGCTTCAATAACTAGAACACCTTCTATAACCCCAAGTATTAGTATAAGTAGAACACCTAGTATAACAGTTAGTAAATCTATAAGTAGAACACCTACTGTAACTATAACACCTAGTATAACGATAAGTAAATCAATAAGCGCTACACCTAGTGTAAGTATAAGTAAAACACCTAGTATAACGATTAGTAAATCTATAAGTGCTACTCCTAGTATTAGTATAACACCAAGTATAACAGTTAGTCCTTCTAGAACTCCAAGTGTTACACCTAGTATTTCTATAAGTAGAACACCTAGTGTAACTAGAACAAGTTCAGTAACACCTAGTATTACTATTAGTAAATCTATCACTAGAACACCTACTAGAACTCCAAGTATTAGTATAACAGCTTCTACTACACCATCACCTAGTATAACAATTAGTAAGTCAATTACAAGGACTCCTTCTAGAACACCTAGTATTACTATATCTAAATCAATTACTAGAACACCAAGTGTTACTGCAACAAGAACAGTAACACCTACTAGAACAGCAACAACCACTAGAACACCATCTACTACTAGAACACCTTCTATAACACCAACAAGGACTTTTACACCTACTAGAACACCTAGTAAATCAATCACCAGAACACCTTCTGTAACACCTAGTATTACTATTAGTAAGTCAATAACTAGAACACCATCTAAAACACCTAGTAAATCAATAACTAGAACACCATCTATAACAGCAACCACTACTAGAACACCATCTAGAACACCTAGTAAATCAATAACTAGAACGCCATCTAGAACACCTAGTAAATCAATAACTAGAACGCCATCTAAAACACCTAGTATAACAATTAGTAAATCTATAAGTAGAACACCTACTGTAACTAGAACACCTAGTATAACAATTAGTAAGTCTATTAGTAGAACACCAACACCTACACCATCTAGAAAATTATCTGATATAGATATTTTCATAGCTGTTTCTAGTTGGAGTGCAACTAAAGATATGGATGCATTCTCATATAACTCTTGTAATGTAATTGGATTTGGAGCTAATCAATATTCTGTAGATTTAATCAAATCAGTAGCAAATGGTGCGGGTAATGCTTATCCAGAAGTAGGTGATGAAATAAGAGTATCGGGAAGTCTTGTAGCAGGTAGTGGATTCTTTGGGTATGTAGATACCTCAGGAACTTTAGGTGCAGGACCACAAAATGTTTATGTAGGAGTTAACGCAGCAGGAATTGTTTCTACTGGAATGACATTATGTACTAGTATTACACCAACACCTACTAGAACGATTAGTATAACACCTTCAAAATCTATAACACCTAGTTATACACCTACTAAAACCCCATCTAGAACACCTTCTAGAACACCTAGTAGAACAGTAACACCTTCAAGTACACCAACTTTATTCCAATACCAATCAGTTAGTTCAGAAGGTTCAGGTGCAACGACAATTTCAACAGCTTGTGGTACATTTTCAAACCAAACTTCATTCTGGGTTGCTCGTCCATCATTATCTCAAATTCAAGTAGGAGATGAAATTTATAAAAACTCAGCAGGTACTGTAACATGGGTAGGAGGTTTATATTATTATGGTATCCATGAAGTTGATGGATTTGGTGCTACAAGATATATGAGAGTAAACAATGCAGGTGAAGTTACTAGCACTGGTACTTGTACTTCTCCAACACCAACACCAACAAGAACCCCTTCATCAACACCAGCTGGTTTAAATGCCTTATCATTAGGTTATAATGTTGATGATGGAGATGATGCTTGTATAGATCATACTTTCAGTCCAACAACATTCTATTCAAATTGTTCATCATTTGGTAGTGGATGTACCATATACTTTAATTCAACAGGTACTAAACATGCTCCTGCAGGATATTATGCAGATGGAACATCAGCTGGGTCTAAAACAGCAACAGGAACAATTACTTTAACACAATTATGTAATCAATTTTAGATAATTTTAAAAAATAAAATATGGGGTTATTAAATATAAATCATAATCAATTACATTATTATAACGGTAATAATATTAGTGTTTTACTTGATCACATGGGTAATGTAAAAATGCTTTATACAAATACAGGAAAACATATAGATGATTGTCCTAGCTATATAAATAGTTTTGCCCGAAAATTAAAAACTTTAGAGTTTGATTCTATTTTAATAGGTGGAGCAGGTTTAGGAATATTAGCTCATTGGGTAGATACAAATACTTCTTGTTCTAAAATAGATGTAATTGAAAATGAAAATGAAGTAATTACTTGGCTAAGTGAAAGTAATCACTTATCTTCAGATATTAATATTATAGAGGGAGATGCCTTTAAATATAATATAACTTCAAGTTATGATTTAATATTAATGGATTTATGGTGGGACACATCAGGTAATTATAATAATGATGAATTAGAATTAATAACAAAATATTCTAGTAGTTTAAATGAAAGTGGATCTTTATATTTTCCAATTAATAGTAAAGTATTAAACTTAGAATCAATATAATATTTATTATAAAATAACATGGGTACAAGAGATAGTTTTTTACAAGCTTTTATAGGTGAAATGGATGTGACTATGTCATTTTCTAGTTCCTATGAAATTTTTGAAACTCAATATAAATGTACAATAGGTTCTGAAGAATATAATTATACTAATAACCCAACTGTTCTATCAGGAAGTCAAGGGCAACCTTATGATTATGCAACTGGATCATTTTTCTCTCCTTATGTTACTTGTGTAGGACTATATGATGAAGCTTATAATTTATTAGCAGTAGGAAAATTAGCACAACCATTACCAACATCTCGTACAACAGATACTACAATTTTGGTTAATATAGATAGATAAAATTATTTGGTTATTAAGTAAAATGGTCGTATATTATAATAAAAGTTATATCCAATGTCAAAATCTAAAGGGCTGGGTGATACAGTAGCCAAAATCACTAAATTTTTTAAAATAGATAAACTTGTTAAATCCATAGATGAAGATTGTGGGTGTGATAAAAGGCAAGAGTATTTAAATAAAATAGTACCTTATAAATCGTCTAAAAAAGACGAAAGTATTTTTGTACAAATAGCATCATATAGAGACCCCGAATTAAATAATACTTTAGAAGATTTATTTAAAAATGCTCAAAACCCAGATAATCTTAAAGTTTGTATTGCTTGGCAACATGATGATAAAGATAAATGGGATCAATTAGATAAATATCAAAATGATAGTAGGGTTTTAATTTTAGATATTCCTTATAAAGAATCAAATGGTGTATGTTGGGCTAGAAATATGATTCAACAATATTATACTGATGAAACTTATACTTTACAATTAGATTCCCATCATAGATTTATTAAAAACTGGGATACAGAATTAATTAAAATGTATAAAGGCCTTCAGAAAAAAGGACATAAAAAACCTTTAATAACTAGTTATTTACCCTCATACTTCCCAGAAAAAGATCCTAAAGATAGAACACAAGAGTGTTGGCAACAAGATTTTAATAGATTTACTCCTGAAGGTTATATATTTACTTTTCCTTCCCTAATTTCAGGGTGGGAAAATTTAGATTCTCCTGTTCCAGGAAGATTTTATTCTGCCCATTTTGCTTTTGCAGGAGGAGCATTTTGTAATGAGGTACAACATGATCCCGAAATGTATTTTCATGGTGAAGAACCTAGTATAGCTGCTAGAGCTTTTACTTGGGGTTATGATATTTTTCACCCTCATAAAATTATAGCATGGCATTTTTATAGTAGAAACGGTTTTATAAAACATTGGGATGATCATAGTAATTGGAACGACATTGATGAACATTCCCATTTAAGATATCGAACTTTACATGAAATGGACGGACATAAATGTACACCATGTGCTAAAAATGCTTTGGGAAAATATTATTTTGGGGAAGTAAGAACCCTAGAAGAATATGAGCGTTATGCTGGATTAAAATTTGGAGATAGAACAGTAACCCAATTTACTTTAGATAGAAATGTACCTCCTAATCCACCAGATAAATATGAAGGTATGTTAAGACCTCATTTTAAACATTGTATTGATGTACATCAAGACCATTTTAATGAAGATGATTATGATTTTTGGGTAGTTTCTTTTGAAATGGAAGATGGTACAGTAGTAGATAGACAAGATGCAGATGCTAATGAATTAAAAAGATTATTAGAGCAAGCTAAAGGAGATGATGGTTGGGTTAGAATTTGGAGAGAATTTTTTGGACAAAAACCTGATAAATGGGTTATATGGCCTCATTCCGAATCTAAGGGATATATTGAAAGATATGAAGTAAAATTAAATAAAGGAATAGAACCACCTCAATGAGAAAAATAATGCTACATCTCCCTGCTTATAGGGAACCCGAATTAATACCTACTATTAAAGATGCATTAGCCCAAGCTAAAAATCCTAAAAGAATACATTTTGGTATTTGTAGGCAATATAATCCTGAGGATGGTTTTGATAATTTAGATGAATTTAGGGATGATCCTAGATTTAAAATATCAGATATCCCTTATGAAGAAGCTAAAGGTTTACCCTATGCTAGAGCTATTATAAATGAAGAGTTATTAGATGATGAAGATTTTGTTTTACAGTTAGATGCTCATCATAGATTTGCAAAAGACTGGGATGCAACTTTAATTAAATGGTATGATAAATTAAAAAAGAAGGGTAAAAATCCTTTAATATGTGGTTATTTACCATATTATAACCCATTTAATGACCCAGCAGAAAGAGTAAATGAGCCATGGTTTAGTGAAGCAGCATGTTTTTATCCACATGGTACTATATTTATTCGCCCTACAGGATATCATCATGTAGACTATAAAACATTAAAAGAACCAGTACCAGCTAGATTTATTTCAGGTCATTTTTGTTTTGGTCCAAATAAATGGGCTAAAACAGTAAAACATGATCCTGAAATATATTTTTCAGGAGAAGAATTAAATTTATCGGTTAGAAGTTTTACACATGGTTATGATTTATTCCACCCCCACCAAGTAGTTGTTTGGCATGCTACAATGAGAGAAGAAAGGGATAATATGTTAATATGGGATGATCAATCTAAGCGTGGGGATGATATGTGGTGGAGACAACAAGATATAGGGAGAGCTAGAATTAGACAACTTATAGGAGTTGAAGATAATGGTTATGATTTAGGTGAATATGGTTTAGGTAATGTTCGTACTATAAGAGATTATGAAAAATATGCTGGTATTCATTTTAAGAAAAAATCATTCCAAAAATATACTAGAGACAATAAATTCCCTCCAAACCCTATAATTGAAGATGAACAAGAATGGGAGGATAGTTTTATGTTTTCATTTTATCATTTAGTAAATGTTACTCCTGACCAACTACCAGCTAAAGATTATAATTTTATTTTAATAGCATATGATGATAAAGATGGAAATAGTATTGATAGTGAATATATAGATGATTATAGATTAAAACAATTTTTAGAAGAAGGTAAACCTATCCATTATGAAAAAATGTTTATGACAGATGAAAATCCTGCAAGGGTAGTATATTGGGGACACAGTGAAAAAAGAGGATGGGTTGAAAGAATAGAATCAAAAATCTAATGATAGTATACCATTTAGAAACTCCATGTCATTGGCTTGGGTGGCATGACGTATTTAATCAATTATCTAACCATATAAACAATAAGTATAATGCTACTTATTACCATAAACTTCCAATTATATCAAAAGATAATGATCATCTTTATATAGATAAATTTAATTTAAAACAAAAAGATTGTGAATTAATAATTTATGATGAAAAAAATGATATTTTAAAAGCTGTTACTTGGTGTGAGGTCCATAACTGTGGAGGTGAAGAAGAATGTTTATTAGATCTATTTAAAAAAAGAAACAATAAAAATGATATTCTTTTAATAACCCATCAAAGTACATGGTTTTATGAATTAGAAGAACAAAAAACATATTTAAAAGGGAATTGGAATTTTACAATTGAATCAACCCCCTTTTATACTTTTTCAAGTCCTATAGATCATGATGTTTTTTATGAAAAAAGAAAATTAATAAATTATAAAGATTTAAATGATCAGATGTTTTGGTTATCTACTACTCGTAGAGAAGACCCATTTAAATTAAGAGAATTAGGTTTATGTAATAAAGGAGAAAAATCTTTAAAAATTGAAGAATATTTAGATTTATCAATTAATTACAAAGTAGGATTATCCATTTCAAGCTTAGCTGAAATATGTTATAGAGACATAGAATACATGGCTACAGGAATCCCAATGTTAAGATTAGAATATAAAGGAGAATATACACCTCAATTAATACCTAATTACCATTATATAGCAATTAACAGAGAAAAATATAACTTCCCAGGATCTAAAAATAACAAAAATTGGACTACTAATGACGATAGGATAGGAGGAGATATTTATGTACAAGCATATAAAGAAAGATTTTTAGAAGTAAAAGATGATTTTGAGTTTTTAAATCAAATATCTATAAATGCTAGAAAATATTATGAGGATTATTGTAAACCCTCTACTAGAGTTAATTATTTATTATCACGTTTAAAATTATAGATATGCCTTTAATAAAAGATAAATTAGCTATTTGTTATACATGCTTTGGGGAAACTTTTAGAGAAAGTACTATAAACAAATTACAAAATTTATACATTGATGATGAAAACCTTTTTTATTTTATATTAACTGATGATAAAAAATATTTTAAAAATATTAAAAGGAAAAATTTAATAGTAAACGAAATTAAAGATTTTTATAAAGAATATCCTCATATAGAAGAATATGAACCCATAATAGAAGCAAAAGATAAAAATGAATATGCTAAAATTTTTACAGAGAAAAACTATTTATTTCCTTTTTCTTTAATGAGATTTCATTTTTTACAAGCAATAAAATATAATATTAGTAATATATCTTTGATTTGTACTGATACTAGAATTAATTTAGATTTTTTACCTTTAATGGAATTAGAACCTAATACCATAATTAATACTATATCAGAATGGGATGAAAGTACTAGTAAATTTGGTATGAATGTTATTAGTGACTTTCTAAAAAAAGAATATAATCACCAAATAGACCAAAAGGTAAGAGTATTAGATGCAGCAGCTAGGATTTTTTGTTTTAGAGATATTAAACAAGCAAAAGATTTTTTTGATGTTTGGGATAAAGTTATGCTTTATTTATATGAATCTAATCAAATTAATATATTTAAAGGATCTTATGTAATAAATGATGAATATATTTTGGCTCCCATATATAGGATGTTTAAATTGAATAATAAACATTGTCATTCTTGTTCATCTCATCGTTTATTTGAAGTAAAACATAATGTTAAAAAAGAAAGATTTTGGAAAACATTAGGTTATGATGGGTTACAAGAACATACTAATTACGAAGAATTTTTAAAACTAAATAATTTAAATAATGGCTAATATAAGTTTTTACGGATCACATAATGGCTCTTTAATAATTGAAGATAAAGGAGAAATATTATGTGTAATTGAAATAGAAAGGTTTTTAAATGCTAAAAATATGGGTCTAACCCAATATTTTACTCCTAGATATATAATGATAACTTTAGAAGAAATTTTAAAGTGGGTTAAATCTGAATATGGAATAACAAAATTTGAAAATTGTTATTTTGCAAGTACAGACTTTATAGGAGAAAATTGGAAAGGAGAACATATAACTTTTCAAACTAATACTCTTATAAATGCTAAAAACTTTATTCATTCTACACATCATGAATCACATGCTAATGGAGTATTTTATCAATCCCCTTATAAAAAAGCTTTAATATTTTCATTTGATGGTGGTGGAGATGATGGTAAATTTAATGTTTATTTAGGAGATAAAGAAAAAGGGGTTGAATTAATAGAAGTATTAAAAAACCCATTTGAACATCCTTCACGTCCTTTCTATGATTTAGGATTTGCCTATATGGTATTTGGTCATTATTTTAAAGATATATCTTTTAATGATCTATCCCATGGTAATTTAGTATACCCAGGTAAAATAATGGGGTTAGTATCTTATGGTAATTATAGACAAGAATGGTTAGATGATTTTATCACTTTCTTTAAAAGTGACCCTGAGGGATCAAATGATGATTATGTTAATAAAATAAATAAATTAGGAGATAAAATAGGTGTTAAATTTAGTATAACTGAAAGATTAGAAGGACAAATAGCTTATGACATAGCTGCTACAGCTCAAAAGGCATTTGAAGAGTGTTTCCTAGAAGTTGCAGTTCCTTATTTTAAAAAATATCCTGATTTACCAGTGTGTATTACAGGAGGATGTGCTTTAAATATTATTTTAAATACTAGAGTAAAAACTGAGTTTAATAAAGAAGTATTTGTTGGACCAAATCCAAATGATTGTGGTATTGGTTTAGGTTTAATGTTAAAACATTTAAAACCCCAAACACCAATTGATATAACATATAAAGGTTTACCTATATTAGATCAATCTACTATAGCAAGAACACTACCAGAATATCCTCATGTTAAAAAATTAATGGAAGATGATGGTTATTATCACCCATTTGAACAATATCCACCTTCAATTTTAGTTGATGACTTAGAAAAAGGTAAAATATTAGGGATAGTAAGAGGTCAAGCAGAACATGGTCCTAGAGCTTTAGGAAATAGAAGTATTTTATGTAATCCCTCTATAGCTGAAATGAAGGATATTTTAAATGAAAAAGTAAAACATAGAGAATGGTATAGACCATTTGCACCTGTTGTTAGATTAGAAGATGTTTCTAAATATTTTGATTGGGAGGATGAAGCAAGATGGATGAGTTTCTGCCCTACAGTTAAAGAAGAATGGAGAGAAAAATTACCATCTATTACCCATATTGATAACACAGCTAGAGTCCAAACAGTAACAAAAGAACAAAATGAATGGTTATATAATTTACTTACTGAATTTGATAAAAGAACAGGTGTAGGAGTTTTATTAAATACTTCATTTAATGTAAATGGTAAACCAATTTTATCCACTTATAGAGATGCATTCCAAATATTTGATAACGAACAATTAGAATGTTTATTACTAGAAAATTATTATATTAGAAAAGAAGAATTTCCAAAGTTATGAAAAATTATACAATAGTTTCAGGTTTATGGGATCTAAACCGAGAAGGTAGAAAGTTTGAAGAACATTACATTCCCAGATTTAAAGAATTTTTAAAGATAGAAGCAAATATGATTTTATTTGTTCCTGCTTCATTAGAAAAACTTGTATGGGAACATAGAAACCCAGATAATACTTTTGTTAAAGTATTTGAATTAGAGGATATAAAACAATTATACGCCCCACACTGGGATAAAACACAAGAAATTAGAAAGAACCCAGATTGGTATAATTTAACAGGTAAAGGAGGATGGTTACCTAATAGTCCTCAAGCATCATTAGAGTATTATAATCCTATAGTACAGTCTAAAATGTTTATGTTGCATGATGCTGTATGTTATAATAACTTTGAAACTGATTATTATTTTTGGGTTGATGCAGGTTTAACCAATACAGTTCCTGCTACACATCTAGGTGAAAACAATTGTTTAGATTATTTAACCGAATGTTCAAATCCCTTTTTATTTTTATCATACCCTTATGATGCAACCGATGAAATACATGGGTTTAAATACCCTGAAATGAATGAAATTGCAGGGGAAAAAGTAAAATACGTTTGTAGAGGAGGTTTATTTGGTGGGCATAAAGAACAAATCAGAGAAGCTAACTCAACTTACTATGCATTATTAACTCAAACCTTAGAAAGGGGCTTAATGGGTACAGAAGAAAGTATTTTTTCTATTATGGCTCATAAAGAACCAAATTTATATAGAAGATTTGAATTAGATGGAAATGGTTTAGTAGTAAAATTTACAGAAGCTTTAGTAAATAAAGATGTTAAATTAGTTGATATTCCTAAAAATTCTAAACTTAATAAAAAAATATCTATATGGGATCTAAAAAACCTAAAAACAAATTTATATATTTTAACATTTAATTTTCCAAAACAGTTGGAATTTACATTAAAAACAATGGAAAAAACTCCTGAATGGTTGGAGAAACCCCATTTAGTATTATTAGATAATTCTACAGACGAAAAAGCTAAAGCTAAAAATAAAAAAATAGCAAAAAAATATAAATTTGAATATATTGATAATGGAGGTAATATAGGAATATGTGGAGGAAGACAAGCAGCAGCAGACCATTTTGATAAATCAGATGCTGATTATTATTTCTTTTTTGAAGATGATATGACATCAAATCCACCTTCAATGGAGGGGCAATTTTGTAGAAATGGCTTAAGAAAATTTATTCCTGATTTATATAATATATTACATACAATTATGTTAAAGGAAGACTTTGATTTTCTAAAATTATCATTTACAGAAGTATATTGGGATAATAATATTCAAACTAGTTGGTATAATGTTCCACAAGACATAAGAACTAGAGATTGGCCTAATTATGATAAATTACCTACCACTGGTAATGATCCTAATGCCCCTAGAACTATTTTTAATAAAATAAACACTTTAAGTGGAGTAGCTTATATAGATGGAGAAATTACTTATACAAATTGGCCTATGATTGTTTCTAAAAAAGGCAATAAAAAAATGTTTATAGATACAAAATGGGATCATCCTTATGAACAAACTTGGATGTCCTATATGTACCAAGAAACTAAAAAAGGCAATTTACATCCTGCAGTTTTATTAGCTTCTCCTATATGGCATGAACGTATTCATTATTACAAACCTGAGGAACGAAGAGAAAATTAATATTTATATTAAATCATAAATTATGAGTTGGACCTATAAAACACACAAAATAGGAGACATTACTCAATTCCCAGAAAATACATTCGGTTTCGTTTATATTACAACACACAAACCTACGGGTAAGTCTTATATTGGGAAAAAGGTATTGTTTCATAATAAAAAAAAGAGACTCGGAAAAAAAGAGTTAGCTGCCTTAACTGGAATTGTTGGTCGTCGCCCTACATACAAATTAGAAGTTAAAGAATCAGATTGGAAAAAATATTATGGTTCTCAAAAAGATATTAAACAATTACTTTTAGAAGGTAAAAAAGATGAATTTGAACGTATAATTTTAAGAATGTGTCCTGATAAAAAATCAATGACATATTTTGAAACTAAGTATCAAATGATATATCAAGTTTTAGAAAAACCAGATGAATTTTTTAATGATAATATTTTAGGTAAATTTTTTACAAAAGACTTAAAAGATATTAACTACGAAGATCCTTTGGAAATTAAAATACATTAGTGTATATTACCCCATATGGTAAACCAGTTATTAGTTACATTAGTAAACTCTGTAATGGGTTCAGGCAAGGCAACTGCTAGAAACAATTATGCCTATCACTGTCCATTCTGTCACCATCATAAACCTAAAATGGAGGTTAATCTAACAGAAAATCGTGAAGGTAAAAATCCTTGGCATTGTTGGGCTTGTGATGTAAGAGGTACTACTATATATTCTTTATTTAAACAATTAAAAGTAGATGTAAGTAAATTTACAGAACTTAAATCATTAGTAAAAACTTCTAAATCAATAAAAGAAACACAAGTTGCATCTAATGTTGTATTACCTAATGAATATATTGGCCTAAATAACGTTGATAACAGCGGAATTATGGCTAGGCACGCGCTTGCGTACCTAAAAAAAAGACACATTAGTAAATACGATATAATAAAGTACAATATAGGATATTGTAAAGAAGGATTATATAAAAATATGATTATAATCCCAACATATGATGCTGAGGGTAGATTAAATTATTTTACTGCTCGTTCCTTTGAAAAAGAACCATACATTAAATATCGTAACCCATCAGCAAGTAGAGATGTAGTACCTAATGAACATTTAATTAATTGGAATATACCAATTATTTTATGTGAAGGATTATTTGATGCTATTGCTATAAAAAGAAACGCAATCCCACTATTAGGGAAAAACATACAGAGTAGCTTAATGAAAAAAATAGTTACCTCTGTAGTAGATAAAATTTATATTGCATTAGATAGGGATGCAATTAAACAAGCTTTAAAATTCTGTGAAAAATTAATGGCAGAAGGTAAAGAAGTCTATCTTGTAGATTTACAAGATAAGGACCCGAGTGAAATGGGTTTCGAAAATTTCACTAGACTTATTCAAAACACAGTACCATTAACCTACTATGATTTAATGGAACACAAACTAGCTATATGATCAAAAAATCATACAATAGAATACTAGAGATCTCAGATGATCACAAACAAATTACTTTACCTGATTCAAGGTATTACAGACGTAATGGAGAATATTATCCTTCAATTACTTATGTTTTAAATGCTTATCCAAAAGGCAAATATTTTGAAGATTGGCTTAAAAAAGTTGGATACAGTGCAGAATGGATTGTAAAAAAAGCAGGTGAAGAAGGTACAGCAGTACACGAAATGATTGAAGAATATTTTGAAGGTAAAGAATTAAAGTATTTAAATGATAATGGTCATCCCAAAATGCCCCCTCATGTTTGGCAAATGTTTTTACGTTTTGTTGATTTTTGGGAAACCTATAAACCAACATTAGTTGAAACAGAAGTATCGTTATTTTCAGATAAACTTAAAGTAGCAGGTACTTGTGATTTAGTATGTGAAATTGAAATAGATGGTAAAACAGAAAGATGGGTAATTGATTTTAAAACATCTAATCATTTACAAACAACTTACGATTTACAAGGAGCTGTTTACGCCCAATGTTATGAAGAATGCTATGGTATGCCTGTAGATAGAGTAGGTGTATTATGGTTAAAATCTAAATCTAGAGGTGCAGATAAAGCAGGTAAACGTTTAAAAGGTAAAAATTGGGAAGTTTATGAATCACCTCGTACACAAGATCAAAATATAGATATATTCCAATCAGTAAAAAAATTATTTGATCTAGAAAATCCAAAGCATAAACCTGCGACACAAAAATTTGAAACCATAGTAAAAAGAACCGTTTAATATTTATAACAAAATATCAAATGGGATTCTATAGAGGACCAAATATAGTAAAAGATGATTTAGCATTAGCCCTTGACTTTGCTTCCCCAAGATGTTGGACAGCAGGCTCGACAACAGCATATGACCTTACTGCTAATAATAATAATGCAACGGTTAATGGTTCACCCGCTACCCAAGATGCGGGAACTCCAGCTCAAAATATGTATTTTGATGGTAGTAATGATTATTTGCAAATATCAGCGAATGAAACCTCTTTAAGTTTTAAACCTGGTCAGACCATAGGAATGTGGGTTTACCACCCGGGTATTAGCGGAAGAAGAAATTTATGGGATCAAGCATATGGGGGCTATGGTACTTGGACTCATGAACAAGGAGGAACTATTAGTTATTATTATGGGAGTAATGGGGGTAATGCACAATCATATAAGGGGTTTAGTAGTATGGATGTACCAGAAAATGGATGGCAATATATAACAAGTACAAGATACACAGGAGGAGCAAAATGGTATTTAAATGGCTCGCTAGAAGTAACAACAACAGATAGCTACACTCCCATGAGTGCAACTACAACAAACAATATTAGAATAGGACTAGGATATACTGGAGTATATTTTCAAGGGAATATAGCATTAATACATGCCTACACTAGAGGACTTTCTGATAGTGAGGTTTTACAAAATTATAACGCGTTAAAAGGAAGATTTATATAATGGGGGTATTTTCAGGACATTACACAAGCGTAGATCAAGTAAAAGGACCATCTGGTTTTTATAACATTTATACTAGCGAAGGCCCCGTTTGTACTTATGTAGACCAAGATTATGATGGTGGTGGTTGGGCTATGGTTTTAGCCAATAGAGGAGGTACAGCGGGTATGAACAATCTTAGTTATAGTGATGCTATAAATAAATCTAATTATAGAACAGAACCATCATCAGATGATTCAACAAATACGGTACATGGTGTTAACCCATCTTTAACAAATTTAGGTTTAAGTGATGTTAATACTTTTATAGGTTTAAAATTTTGGTTTGAATTAGCTGGTAGAGTAGTAACAGATAAAGTAACTATAGTACAATTTGTATCATCAACACACGGAACAGCTTTAAGTGCTACAAGTTCACATAATCATAGATATAGATGGCGTTTTGATGGTTGGGGAACCGGTTATTCATTTACTAATTCCGTTGCAGTTACTGATGAAACAGGTACTGGTTCTCCTGGTTTTTATAGTTACCATTCAAAAGGTAGCCGTAAGTTAACTACTTATGATAATGACCAAGATTCAAATGGTGGAAATTGTTCTACGTATTATAATAATAATCCTTTTTGGTATGGCAGTTGTTGGTCAGGAAATTATTTTGCTGGGGGAGGATATAACGATAGACCTTACTGGACTAGTTCTAATTCAGCTAATTCTCACATCTATGGTGCAGTTTATATAAAATAAAAAATATGGCAATAGAAATAAAACCAATGAAATTAATTTTTTCAAGAACTGAAACTACTTGGAAAAAAGTAGTAGAAGATCTAAATGGTCTTTTAATATACGAAGAAATAAATCCAATAATAGAAGAACCAACAGAGGAGGAATTTGATGCTTGGGAAACACAAACGTGTTCCCTACCACAATGGAATATAGTTGAAGTAATAAGATTTATATAATGGCATTTTTTAGAGGACCAAATGTAGTTCAGGACAATTTAATAGTATCTTTAGATGCCGCATCTTCCAGATCATACCCAGGTAGTGGAACAGTTTGGTATGACTTAAGTGGTAAGGGTGTTAATCTTAACAGTTCAGGTTCCCCTACTTTAACTACACTAGGAGGAGCAACTTGTTTTAATTTTGATCAAGATGGGGATGTATTTTCAGGACCCACTGGAGGTATACCTTCTACTGTTAATACTAATACTACCCAAAGAACATTAGAAGCATGGTTATATCCTGCATCTTCTGAAGTAACAAGTGGTGATAGAGGAACTATAATTCTATTAAATGGGGGAAGTGGGAATTATATGTCTATAACTAAAAGTAGTAGACAATTATCTAGTTATTGGTATGGAAAAAACAATAATGGATACCATCAAGGAGCACCTGCAATTACAAATCAAACATGGAATCATTGGTGTACTGTATGGACTGGGAGTGAACTTAAACAATGGCAAAATGGAACAAAATATACTACTAATAATATTACAGGTACTAGTACTCGTAATACTAATTTAATAATAGGTAGAGAATCCTCAGGTAGACAATATGCAGGAGGAATTGCTATAATACGTATTTATAATAGTGCATTAACTGATAGTCAAGTAGAACAAAATTGGAATGCACAAAAATCAAGATTCGGAAGATAATGTATTCAGGACCACACACAGTAACAAACGGTTTAGTTTTTGCAGCAGAACCAACTTCAGTCAGATCTTATCCTAGAACAGGAACAGTTTGGAAAGATATAAGTAAAGAACGCCACAATACAACAATCCCATCAGGTGCTTGGACAAATAGCTTTAATGGTTATATGAATTATACAAGCGATCAAACTTCTATAATATCTCCTAGTGCGTGGAGGGGCACTGATGAGTTAACAATAGAAATGTGGTATAGACCAGCAACTAATGGTATACACACTGGATGTTGTGATACAATATTTGGTAGGTATGATTTTAGATTTTTCCAAATAAATGCTAATCTTTATACAATGATAAGTTTTAATAATGGGGGTAGATATTATCAACACCCTTCTTTTAGTGTGGCTTATGATCAATGGCATCATATAGTTGGGGCTCGTAGAGATAATAGGTTTATTATTTGGGCTGATGGGGTACAAAAACACAATTCAACTTTTGGAACTGGGCTACCTTTATATGATACCAGCGCCACATGGTATATTAGTACTACAAGACAATCAAATGTTGACTTTGGTAGCCTTAGAATATACAATAGAGGATTAACAGACTCAGAAATTTTACAAAACTTTAATGCTAGAAAAAACCTATATATATAATATGGCAAATTTTATAATAATTGAAGTCCCAGAAGACAAAATAGGAACCGATATATTACATAGTAATAAATATATGGTTGAAAATACCAGAGATTTAAGTAGATGGTTTGGTGCAAATACTAGACAAGAATGTACAGATTATATAAATAATTATACTTAAATTTGGTTACCGGTAAAACTTTTCGTATATTCATATCGTAAAATTCACTCATATGTATAATAAAATATAGAATGATAAAATTGTATAACTTAATAAAAGAACAATTAGAAAGACCAAAAGCTATTATCCTAGCTGGCGCTCCTGGAGCAGGTAAGGGATATGTTTTACGTGGTTTAGACATTGATGGTATTAAGACACTTAATGTAGATAATACTTATATTAATTTATTAAAAAAAGCTAATGTATCATTAGATTTAAAAAATGCTGGTCCTAGAGATAGAAGTGAAGCAGCTAAAGCAATGGCATCAGCTAATAAAGAATTTAAAGGAAAAGTAGCAGCTACAATAGAAGGTAAAGAACCTTTTATATTAGATGGAACAGCAGCATCAATTAAACAAACAGCTAATTTAAAAAAAGAATTAGAAGAAGCTGGATATGAAGTATTTATGCTTTATGTTTATACTGATTTAGAACGTTCACTTAAACAAAATCAAGATAGATTTGAAAAATCAGGTGGTGAAGATAGAAGTTTAGCCCCAGCTATAGTAATGAGAACATGGGCCTCGGTTACTGATAATTATAAAGCATATGAAGCAATGTTTAAAAACAATTTTGTTTCCGTTGCTAATACATTAGAAGATAAAAAATTAAGTGATGTAGAGGATATAATAAAAAAATATTTAGATCCTTTTAAACCACAAGGAACAAAACCAAAAGATGCTAAGGCACAAGCAAGATCAGATAAATCAAAAGCTGCTTTAAATGCTAAATTAAAAGAACTAATCGCAGATGAAAATGTTCAAAATATAATAAATAATTCAGTTTCAAAAGAACAAGCACAAGAAGTATTAAGACAATTTTTATCTAAATGAGTTTAACAAGTTACTTAACAGAAGGATTATTACCTGAAGAGGAAAAAAAACAAACTACAGCAGTATATGCTGGCGGTTTTAAACCTCCTACTGCTGGACATTTTGAAGTAGTTGAAGAGGCATTAAAACAAAATCCTGAAATAGATGAATTTATTATCTTTATAGGTACTAAAGAAAGAAATGGAATATCTCAGGATGAGTCTTTATTAATTTGGGAAGTATACAATAATTATCTCCCATTTAAAGTTAAATTAGAACCAACATCTATACCACCTGTTAAAGCAGTATATGATTTTGCTAAAAATCACCCAACAAGAGAAGTATTATGGATTATAGGTGCTAGAGAAGGTAATGATGAAGATTTTAAAGATATTTCTGCTAGAACAACTTCTATTTCTAAATATCCAAATTTAGAACTTCGTACTATTATAACACAAGGTGGAGTTTCAGGTACTGCTGCTAGAAATGCTTCTAAAGTATCATTAGAAAAATTTATACCTTTTCTACCAACAATGCTTAATCCAGAAGAACAAGAAGAAGTATACAATATAGTAGCAGATAAAATATCTGAAAACGATCCTGAAGATGGTAAAGCTGCTCCCTATGGTTCAGGATATAAAAAATTAAATGAAAATGCATCTTATTCCCAACATATAGATGTAATGGAAAAAATAGCCCAATTAACTAATCATATGATTGATAAGGGTATGAATATTGAACCCTTACCTTCAATGGAGTTTGTAGATGGAGATTCAGAAAATGCCAAAGACTTTTTTGGTAAAACAGCGTATTATGATCCAAATAGACAACATATTGTTTTATACACGGAAGGTAGACATCCTAAAGATATAGTACGTTCGTATGCACATGAAATGATTCATCACATACAGAACTTAGAAGATAGATTAGGAGATATACCTGGTACCGATACAACAAGTTCAGATCATTTAACTAATCTAGAAAAAGAAGCTAATTTAAAGGGTACAATGACATTTAGAAATTGGACTGATAGTATATTAAATGAAGCAGTTGTAGGTGATAAAATTGAATGTGATAAATGTGGGTGGAGTTGGAATATAGTAGATGGTGGTAATGATTTATTTATGTGTCACAAATGTGGACATAATAATGAACCCATAAGTGAAGGTAAGAAAAAAGACCCATTTGGTTTATTAGCATATGCTCAAGAATTAGGCCGTTTAAGAGAAGATGAAAGCGAATATAAAGTTTATTTAGATATGGACGGAGTATTAGCTGATTTTGACCAACGTTTTAGAGATTTATCTGGAATGGAACCAAGTGAATTTGAAAATAAATACGGTAGAAAAGCATTTTGGGATTTAATAGATGAAGAACATAAAATTAAATTTTGGGTTGGTATTAAACCAATGGATGGTGCATCAGCATTAGTAGATGCTGTTAAAGATTATGATTATGAATTATTAACATCTCCATCAGCAAAAAAACAATCTTATCTAGGAAAAATACTTTGGGTAAAAAATCATACAGGTGACGTGTTTCCTTCAAAACCTCGTATTAACTTTAAGAAAGCAAAAGAAAAACACCTTATTAAACCACAATTAGCAAAAACAGATATCCTAATAGATGATAGAGAAGATACTATTGGGAGATGGAATGCAGCTGGTGGTACAGGTATAGTATATAAAAGTATAGGTCAAACATTAAGTGATCTTAAAAAATTAGGTTTATGAAAGTAAATGGATTAAAAAGAGAATTTCAAGAAAAAGATGTAGAAAGAATTAGAAATCTTGTTAAAGGTAAACATGGAGATAAAACAGGTACTAGTGTAGGATATACTAAACCACAAGAACTCTATGAAGAAGGAGATATATGGGAAAGTGATGGTCGTACTTGGACTATTAAAGATGGTATTAAACAAAATATTACAAAATTAGATAAGGCTAAAAAAGCACACGTTATGCCTTTACTTTGCCCTAAATGTAATACAGTAATGAAAAATCGCAATGATAAATCTTTTTACAATATACACAAAATGTGTTTTAATTGTGTTGTTGATTTTGAACATAAATTAAAAAAAGAAGGTAAATACGAAGAATACGAACGTAAAATTAAAAATGATGAATTAGATAATCGTATTAAAGAATTTAAACTTTGGGTAAAAGAAAAATTAAATGAAAGTAATGATGGTTTTGTTTCTGAAGCAGGTGATGTAGAAAGATGGGTAGGAAAATTAAATCCTGAAAAAGTTGATGATCATTTAAAAGAAGTTGTAGAATATTTGGAATCACTTAAAACTTAATTTTATATATTTATAATAAACATATTTTACTATGAAAGATAATTTTGATGTACACTCTTGGAATATAAAAAGATATTTAAATGAGTTAGACATAAATAAACAAGGAGGAGAAGATGATATAGACCAAGAAGATGTAGCGGGGTCATTAAATGTAACCCATGGGGGTGATGATCCTACTATAGGAGCAGAAGAAGAAGCTGGTGTTATAGGTGATAGAGTAGAAGAAAATGAATCATATTTAAATAGTCTTGCATTAAAACTATCATCAAAACACCCAGATTTAGATTTTTATGTTAGAGATGAACCTGGTTTTGATAGAATTGATGTAGTAGGATCTGAACGAGATAAATTAATATTTGGCGATGAATTCCATGGTAAAGAATTTGGTGAGTATGAAGTATTCCATACAGATGATGATGATAGAGGAGAAATAGTTCGTATTGTTAAATCTGATTCTATAATGAGAAGTAAGAATGAATCCTTACAAGCGGTTGAAGAAACTGTTAAATTTATAATGGAAGATCTTGAAGGTTATTCTAACTATTTCCCAGATGGTAAAACAAAAGGTTTAACCTCAGATGAAATGTCTACTATCTTAATGCAAATTGTTAAAGACATAGAAGAAAACGGAAAACAATTACAAGAAAAACTTTGCAAAAAAGGAGAAGCATATAGAAAAAAAAGAATGGCAGCTGGGGAAAAATCATCTGCTTATTTATCAGGTCGTGCTGTAAAAGTATGTAAAGGAGATATGAAAGGATAATGACTAAAGAACAATTATCAGAAAGAATACAAGAATCACTCCGTGATTGGTTTAAAAAAGAAGATTGGGTTAGAATCAATACTTCAGGTAATATTTCTGGTAAGTGTGGTACAATGAAAAAAGGTAAAGCTACAACTAGATGTTTACCTAAGAAAAAAGCACAATCCTTAACTAAAGCAGAACGTAAAGCTACGGTTGCTAAAAAAGTTAGAGGTGATAAAAAAGGAAAACAATTTGTGAAAAACACAAAGAAAGCTGAATATAAAAAAAAATAAACAAATGAAAAAATTATTTACACTATTATTTGCAGTTACTTTATTAATAGGGTGCAAACAAAATCAACCAGTAAAAATTCATGAAGGTGCATATGCATTCTGTGGAGCATCAGGAGCAATTCCTACTGGAAATAAAATTATTATACAAGGAGTAGAGTATGATGAAGGTTGTGCTATTTGTCCTGTATTAGAAGGACAATCAATTGGTAGTTTAGTAATGGAAGGTGTAAGCCCAAGCTGGGGTGAAGTAACTGGTACTAAAGGAAAATTTAGTACAAAGAAGTATTTTGAATATCCAGGAAATGATGGCAGTACTGTATGGGATGGAAAATATGTATGGTCTTATTTCTGGTACTTTTCACCAACTGACACAATTCCTCAATTTAATCCTGATACTAAAAGTTGGGAATGGATGAATCCAAATAACCGAAAGTTTATAATTGATTTAAGTAATCCTGCAACAAGTGAAAGTAATATGTTTGCTATGCCAGGCGTTATTTTTGATACTACATCAACAGGTATTGTATTAGCTAAAGTTTATGGACCACTTAATGAGGCAGCTGTACCATTACGTAAAGCAGTTCCTGTAAAAAATGGACAAACTTCAATAACTGCTGCTAAAGAAGGTTTTCCATACCCTGTAGGAACCCCAGTTTCATTAGTAGAATTAAGTAAAGACTTACAAAATTAAAAAACAATAAAAATGAAAAAATTATTATTATTAATATTATCAATGTTCCTATTTGTAGGATGTAAAAATGGAGTTAAAAAAGTAGAAAAAGTAGAAACATCACCTGCTAAATTTACTTTAACAGTAATTAATCATACAGATCAAGATATGAAATGGGAACAAAGTTGGGCAATGACAGGACCAGATTCTGGAATTGTAGCAGCAGGTGATACTGTTGAATTATCTTCTAATGAAGTTGATTCAGACCATATTAATGTTTACCCAATGCCCCCTAAAAGTATAGATCAACCAAACCCAGGAAATGGAACTTTTAATATGCAGTATGGTTGGGATGGACATATAGCCCGTGTATATTGCGATAATGTATGTAACAAAGGTTACCCAACAGCTGATGTACATTATGATGGTACAAATTGGATATACGCAACTGAATGGTTAAAGGATCCATCAGTACAAACTAACACAACAAACACAGTAACTATAACTACAAAACCTTGGTCTAAAGAAAACTAAAATATGAAAAAAATATTATTATTATTGGGGTTATTATTAACAGGATGTTCAACAACATGGCATGTAAGTACAACAGGTCACGATCCAATATATGATACAGTTTTAGAAGTACCAGCTAATGTACAAATAGATACATTATCATCTTCACAATTAAGATGGAAATTAAGAACTGACTTTAGATTCAGATATGATTTTGCTCAATATGCTTTATCCCAACCTAGATCATTTGATTGGAATAATAGAGTTTTAGGTAATAGATATAATGTTTACAACCCATATTATGGATTTGGATATAGTAATTACTGGAGTAGAGACATGATGTGGAATGATTGGGTATGGGGTTATAATTCATATAATATGTGGTCACCATTTAGATACGATAGATGGGGTTATAATCATTATGGATGGAATAGCTGGGGTTGGAATGGATACTATGGTAATAGCTGGGGTTGGAGACAACAAATGAATAATTATGCTTGGCAACATAGAAATAGACCTAATACAGCCTACATTAATGGTAGAAGAGGTTCTAATAATATACAAAGTAGAATTGTTGTTAATAATACTAACCGAACAAGAGTTAATGTAAGAGAAGATAAAGTAGATTTATTAGCTAATAAAATACGTAAGAGAGTAAATAATAAGAATATTAGAGTTTATAATAACCCAAATAACCCTAATATAAACAATAAATCAAAACCACGAGTTTACGTTAGGCCTAATAATAATAGTAAACCACGAGTTTACGTTAGACCTAATAATAATAGTAATAACTCTAGACAAATAGTTAATTCACCTCCAAGATCTAGCAATAATAGTGCGTCAAGGAGTAATATTAGAAGAAAAAATTAATATTTATAAATAAAAATATATTATAATGAGCGATTTCAATTACCAAAAATACCTAAAAAATAATCCTTTACTTAAAAAAGAAGTAAAAGATACACTACTTACCGAAGCTAAAGACAAAGAAGTCGAAGAAGTAATGGGGGTAGACAGAAAAGGAAACAAAAAACCTGATACCGATGGAAGCGATGCTTCTAAATTTAAAAGAGCAGCTAAAGATGTTAAAGAAGTAAGAATTGATCGTGATGTAGCTGAACGTATTGAAGGTTTATTAGATAGATCTATGAAAGCTAAATTTATAGATGCATTTATGGACATATACTCAGATTTATTAGAAGAAGATAATTTCTTTCCTGAAGATATAATCAATCACTTAAATAATGAAATGCATGCTGAATTAGCTGGTTATCAAAGACAAGGTGATAGATTAAATAGTATAGGAGAGGATGCTAGAACGGATGCTGAAGAAGAAGGATATAAAGATGGCATGAAAGACGAAAAAGAAGACATGAAAGAAGATGCTAGAACAGATGCTGAAGAAGAAGGATATGAAGATGGATTTAAAGATGCTAAATCAGATATGAAAGATGCTATTAGTAAAATGAAAGTATCAGAACTTAAAGCAAAAATTAAAGAAGATATTATTTCATTACTTGAAGAAGATAGTTTAGAAGAAGATGCTAGAACAGATGCTGAAGAAGAAGGCTACAAGGACGGAATGAAAGATGAAAAAGAAGATCTGGAAGGAGAAGATATTGAAATTGATATTGAAGAACCATTAGATGCAGAAACTGCTCAAGGTGGTCTTACTGATGATGAAAGAGAAGTTCAAGATGCTCTAAAACTTGCTTATGATAATGCTATTGCAATGGGAGATCAAAAACTAGCTGACCAAATTGGTAATTCAATTACATTCTTTACTAGGACTCACGTTGTAGAAAGATAATATGTTAAGCGAACGCAAACTCACTGAAAATGAACTGGAGCAAAGGAAAATCGCTCTCAAGGGTTTGTTAAAAAACAAACGTGCTTTAGTTCAAAAGTATGGTAAGGATGCCGAAACAGTTATGTATGGAATAGCTACCAAACAGGCAAAGAAAAAAATTGAAAATATGAATTTGGACAAATTAAAAGAAATGATCCAGGATGCCCTTATTGTTAAGGAAGCATCCCCTTTTGTACTAGCAGCAGACGCAGCAAAAGATGCGGGTAAAAAAGAATTTGAGTTTCCTAAAGGTAGTGGTAAAATGCATCCTGTAACTATCAAAAAAGATATTGAAGAAGATTATTTAGATGTAGATGATACAAAAAATAATGATACTGGTTTTTCTGGCCGAGCAGATTATGGTGAAGAAGATAAAGCACTAGGTCAAGAAGATGAGCTAGAAATGAAAGGTTTAGAAGAAGATAAGGAGCTAGAGGATTGGAATAGTGAATTTGGTGATGATGCAGAATCTCAAGATAGAATAGATAATGAAGATTACCCAGGAAAAATAAAAGAAGGTCATGGTTTAGACCAAGGTGATATTGATCTTATACAAAGATTTGTTGATGGTGATGATATGAATTATGTCACAGATATAATGCCATTAAAAAAAGTCCTTCAATTCATAATTAAATCTAATATACTACAAGATAAAACAAAAGATTTATCTAAAGGTAAAGTAGACGAAAGAGTTACTTTTGATGATGTGTTAGATTTAAGAGCTGATAAAGCAGATTTAGAAGATAGAATTTCACAACTATATAGAGATATGGAGCAGGAAGCTGAACCAGAAGGTGGTGAAGTAGCTGATAGATATGGTAATGAATTAGAA